ATGGATCTACAAACTACCCAAATACTTTAGTCACTAGTCTTGAAGTGTCCACTAGAAATCTTTCTAGTATACTTGATAGTTCCACTGATTATCCTAATACTTTTGCCGATGGAACATTTGATCAAGCAGGCAGATTAAAAGTAAACCTTGATTGTAATAGTAATAATATTACAAATCCAGGCACTGTTGATGGTGTAAACATATCAAATAGAAATACCTTTTTAACGCAACTTGCAGTATCAACACAAAACTTGTCTGGTATACTTGATGGGTCTACAAATTATCCTAATACCATTGTGACTAATACCTTTGCAGGTAATTCTCAACTAGCTGCAAATCTTAATGCCAATGGAAACTCTATTAGCAATTGTGCATCGGTTAGTGGATCTGGTGGTATATTAGATCTATCATCTACATTTTTGATTTTAACAAGCCCAGAGGGTGGAATTAGAATTGGTCCTAGTAGAACTGATACTGCTACTTGGACCAAAACTGGAATTAATAAAGCAGCTTCTTCCTTCGATTATAGCTTATGTGCATGGAGCAACCTAACAACTCTGTCTTCTAACTTTCTTCAAGGAGTAGGTGGCGGATCGGCTGTAGCTAGTGCTTTGTTTGTGGCAAACGGGTCTTCTGTGGAGATTTCTGGTGCTGATGGTTCTGTTATAGACACGCCAGAAGGTGGTTCAGTTTTATCTTTAAATGAAGCAGATGGAAAACTTGCTTTTAGAAAAATTAGAGCTATAAATATCGGAAATAATGAGATAGGTGAAGCTGCACTTGCTGATGACTCTGTTGGCCCAAATCAATTACAGACAGGAGCAGCGAGTGGAAATATTGCCATAGGTGGACTTGCTTTAAATAAACTAACTCCCATAGCAGCAGGTAACTTCCTGGGCAACCCTAATACTTTAGGTGCCCCTGTAGAATCTGTTGATAAAGCCACTGCAAGAAACATGCTGGGTGTTAGTGCAGGAACTGCTGCCCCACCATCTCCCGCTGAGGGAGATCTTTGGTACAACACCACTCATGATGAGTTATACACCTATGACTCAGGGCGTGGACATTGGCTTGGATGCCCTTATTACATCAGCATGGGAAAGGCAAATGCCGCAACTGGCGCTGGAGTGGGGCACTTCTTGTATGTTGGTCATCAGGGCACAGCAGCGACCACGCAGGAGAAGGGGTGGCTTGTTCCCCATGATATGGTGATCACTGGGTGGAGGGGACATAGTTCAACGACCTTTAATGGTTGGAATGCAAGAATTGATAAAAACAGTGGAGGAACGAACACCACTGGTATAGTTCAAACTGGTGTTTTAGGGGCTGTTGATACTTTCAGTGACTTTACACTTGATGTGGATGTTGCTGCTGGTGACATATTAGGAGTGGCTCTAGTTCTTGGCTCTGTTACTATTGACGCCAGCACAGTAATTATTAAAATACAGAGGAAAGGAGCATGACTAACTTAAAAGTAGGAGATATCGTCTCTTGGGACGGAGCCAGTTGGAGAGTCATTATCTGTGGTGCTGAAAAAGAAGCTCTTCCAGATGGCACACTTGGTGGTTGGCTAACTGACATAGAACACGACACTAGCGGACCAATTACAGTCCGAGAAGCTGATGTCACAATAACAGCATGGGCTCCGCAGCCCGTGCCTAGAAAAGGCGATGAGGATCGTCCAACCTGATTTTATAAGGTAATACCATGGAAAAGAAAACACTTATATCAAAAGATACGATGCTACCTTTAGGCATGGTTATTACCATTTGCGTTGGCGTTGTTTGGATTAGCACACAGCTTAATAATATAAATTTTAAGCTGGATACTCTAGAGCAAAAGCTAGAGGATCAATGGACTAAGAGAGATATGGAAAACTGGGGCCTCCGCTTCAAAATGGAGAACCCAGATATTTCTATACCTGATATTAACGACTAGTCAATCATGTGATTTTGTTTGGCTGCCCTGAGCAATCTCCACATGTAGCTATCTCTTAGAGTGCTAAGTGTCGTGATGATATTGTCCAGCTTGTGAATCAGTTCTTCATTCACGACCTTGCCCGCTGTAGCCATCCTGATCTCTTCAGCCAGGGCATGCTTTTTCTATCATCCTCAGAGATAGAAAATATTTGTTTTTCTATTGTTTCTCTAGCTCTCATTGTTTTACCTCAATTATAGGATCTTAACGGTATGCCCTTCTCTTTCGTAGTGACGTTTTCTAGCTACCGAGTGATCTGACAAGTATTTTTCCTTGTCCAGGAAATCGTAGATATATACTACATCTTTGCTCTCATGGCGTCTTAGTGCTCGACCCAAAGCTTGTAGTGTAGCAATCTCAGACTTCATACCTCTTGCGTTGATGAAGTGGGTAATTTCTTCGATATTGACACCCGTTTGCAAGATCTTTGTTCCAATAAGGACACTAGATTCATCACTTCCTCGGAATCTAGATATACAGTCATACCGCTCTCCGATCGAATTAGCCCCCTCCAGGAACTCGACGGAGCCCCCAACCAGTTCTTTAAGCGTTCGTCCGTGATCAAGTGATTTGGTAAGAATAAGTATGCGGGCTTTTTCATTTGTACGCCTAATGTCATTAACTATCTCCTTAATAATATTGTTTCTAGATTCATTGGAAACGATGTAATCCTCGTACACATCCAGGAATCCTAGATCTTCATCTACACCGCTGGCTTCGTATGGTCTGTCTATTAGCTGAATAATTGGTTTGGTTAGTTTGCCTTCGTCTACAAGGTCTGCTGTTCCTACACTCTGCATGACGCCTCCTAGAGCGCCCTCTAGGTTGTATCTAGGGATATCCTCGCTAGGAGGCGTAGCAGTGAAGCCAAGGCGATACACGGCCTTTGGGAAGCTCCTGAGCGCAGCTAACGTGGTCTTCCCGTTAGAAAACTCATGGCACTCGTCCACCATGAGGACTTCCGCTTCTTCGAGGTGGGTATCAAGTATTCGTTCAACAGACTGAACAGTACAAAGCATGATATCGCCATAAATATAACCCTCACCAAAACAAAGGCCAACATTATCCATGCCACAAGCTTCAGTAAGAAAATCATAGGTCTGCGTTAGGAGTTGCTTTGCATTGAAAAGAATTACCATCTTTCTACCCTCCAACGCCTTGATCAACCCCGCCATGATCAAAGTTTTACCTGAACCTGTTGGAGACTTAATGATACCCCTCTTATTATCTAGCCCTTGAGAGATTAGATCTTCTTGATAGTTATAGTATGTGAACCCTGGGATTTCATGGTCTGAATGCTGTAAATCAGGCATTCGAATATTCTGAATTACCTCTGGCGTGCAATCAATCTTCTTTAGGTCCGCGAGAAGCCTAGATAATAGGCCAGTCTTAAAAACACCCGACTTGGTTAAGAAATGAGTTTTACCATCCCACTGTCTGCGCTTGTACGCGGGGGAATACCGCGCACCTGGGACGTTGAATGAGTAAAGCTCGTATAGTGCTTTTAGAAGCTCAGGATTGTCGGTCTCTATGCGAGAATTTAGGTTTTCGACATGGATCTTCATCACACTATTATAGAATAGGGATTATACCCAAAGGAGTTGAAATATGCTAAATGGTCCGCAAAATGACGAAGCAAAACAAGCAGTCATTGATGAAATTTTAAAGGAACTGCCAGTAGATACAGCAGTTGAAGTAGAGCTACCCTCCGAGTGTAAAGTATACAAACTGGAGGATCCAGGGGCTCCAGTTAGTATTCGTCCAATGACATTTGAAGATGAGAAGGCTTTAGTTAGCGCAGGGAAAGGACAGGACCCAGTTAACTTAATTCTTCAGCGATGCACCACTAATATTCAAGTAATGGATCTTCTTGCTATGGATAAGTTATATCTTCTCATGAAACTTAGAGAAATTTCATATGGTGATGATTATAATACTCTTTTAATTTGCTCTCACTGTAAAGCAGAAAACCCCACTGTAGTCAAGCTATCTCAACTAAATGTGAATCCTGTTCCTGATGATTTTGAGGATCCAGTAACCGTTCTTTTACCTAGCATTAATAAAGAAGCTAAAGTAAGACTTCCTAGAGTTCGTGATGAAAAAGTAATGGTAGATACTGAGGCTGCTTTAGATCAGTTGTGGAGATTTGTTTCTGAAATTGACGGACACACAGATAAATCTATTATTGCAGCAGTTGTCGATAAGCTTCCTCTTAAAGATATTCGCACCATTCTAAACTCAATCAAGACTGATTTTGGTGTTGATACAAAAATTAAATTTGAGTGCAACAATTGCGGAGGGGTAACAGTCGTAGACTTACCAATTGATGCAAATTTTTTCGACGTGAACTAGAAGAAGTAATTGATGTTGATAATCTTCTTTTAGAAGCCTATATACTTGTGAAACGAGCCAACTTCACATATTCTGATGTAAAAGAGATGACTCGCACAGAGAGAACTATATTCCTTAAGCTCCTTAAAGAGGACTTGGAGAGGGAAAGCAATGCAATTAAACGGAACACAAGTAGTTGACAGGCATAATAGACCAACTGTAATTCAGAAGGTCGCATTAAGGGCATTCTTTATTAATGATGGAGAATTTTATGATCCTAATGACATCAGTGGCGTAACAATATTTCAAAAAGCATCTAACTTTTCTCCAAGCACTGTTCTGGGCTCTAATAACATTCTAGCAAGTTCAATCCCATCTGACATTATCTTAATGCATTTTACTCCCTCAGCAGATGATGGAGGAACAGCAGGTCAGGACCCCAGCGGCTATAATCCAGGAACTGATATTCTATCCACTAGTGGGGTCTATCGCATTAGTAAGGGAGAATATATGGTTGTTCTTGATGGAACACAAACAACATCAGGGCTATACGATTTTCATGGATCTTCTCTAGTCGTAAAAAACACAGCATCTGCTGTGAATGATTATATTGATTGTTGGACAATTAGGTTTGCCGCTGGTTCTGATTATCAAACATTAATCAATGATTTTCATCTTTTTAATGATACATTCTTCAGTATCACTCAGCCGCTACTTCTTACCTCTAGAAATAAACTGATTAATAAACATGTCACTTTAAGTTCCATCGAGAATCTTAAAGTGACAACTGAGATCACTGTTCAAAATAAGGACATTGATCAAAGTGTTAAGAATATATTTAAAGATTCTGCTATCACTAGTGCAACAATTAAGATTGAAAAAGTAAATGAGGACTCTACTACGCTACCTGCCACTGTAGTAGTTTCATCTTTTGAAGATACTGAATCCTCTGTGGATGTTACTAGCGATAATACTTTGATCTTTAGTTTCGATACCACTAAACTTGCAACACACCCTAGAGTCGCAGATTTTGGGGGTCTCACGGGCACATATAGAGCGGTGGTGAAATATAACCTACTGAACGAGACTATTATATCACCACCCTACTATTTCACAGTGAGCTAATTTCATTTAGCATTTTGTATTCAAAGTTATAGAGAAGACTTTCTCGCTCAATCCAAGCGGGGAGGTCTTCTCCTTTTGTGTGTGCTTCATTCCAGTCCTTGTACCTTTTAGGAGGAGAGCATACCCAGAAGTCTTCCATCAGGCGCTCCCGTCGTAGCTGATCAAACCGCTGACACCCACGGAGTCCTGCCTCGTCATTATCGAACCCAATGATGACTCGTCCATCGAACGTGGAGAGGATCTCAGCTTGGCGTGGGCTGATATAGTTCTTCATAGTCGCCGTGGCATTGATCCCTTGAAGCTGAAGAGACTTGGCGTCCAGTGGTCCCTCGCAAACAACAACATGATCAGCCTCCTCATCATAAGGATACAGGATCTCAGAAGGATTGGGGGCGATCTCCGTAGATGGGTTGAGATACTTAGGTCGTTGGTCACCCAGGGCTCGTCCCTGAAAGTAATAAACGATACCCTCCTTCTTGAATGGCACGATAATTCTATTGGCAAACTTGCCCTCTTGACAGAGATAGTATTCTGCTTCAGGTACTTCATCCTCTGTGAAAAGCTTTCGCTCAAAGAGAAGACTCCATGCAGCGAGCACGCTAGGGTCATCAGAGAACCCAGACTCGATATTGAGGGGAACAAGCTTACTGGTGTCAAGCTCTAGCTGGCGCTCCTCCTTGATCTGCTCGGGGATGTCCTCACCCAGAAACTCGAAGTTCCTAATCATCAGGTCCCTGTAGGCACGGAAGTAGGGGATCTCCTCAATTTCAGCGTACAGTCGCACGAAGTTACCAGAGCGCCCAGTCTTGAAACATTGCCAAAGACCACTATCTACATTGACGCTCATGTGCTTCTTCCAATCATTCTGAACGAAGATAGACTCCATGATGAATTCCCTACCTGTAGAGGATAACCTGCCTTTGTCAGCAAAGTTTTGGGTGATGTAGTCTCTAATAAACTGAGGTGCAATGATGTACATAAAAACTATTTCCGAATCTAAGTATCAAACTTTCAAGCAGTGCAAACTGAAATATCGCTATCGGTATGTTGATCGACTGCCTGAGCCAGAAGAGTCCAACACGGACGCTCTACACTTTGGATCATATATTCACAAGATCCTTGAGGATGGTGTGAATGCCAAGACCGAGGACGAGCTTGTTCAGATCGCTGAAGAAGTGAAGGGCACATACAAGGTATCAGAGAAGTACGATGGCAAGGATTTAAAGTGTATCCAAAATTTTCTCAAGTTCAATGAGCAACTAGAAGGCACCGTAGCCTGTGAGCTTGTGTTCGAAGTTGATGTCAAAGATGACATTACACTCAATGGAGTAATTGACCGCGTGATCAAAGGCAAGGATGGAGGTTATTTAGTCATCGACTATAAAACTTCTAAGCGTGAGAAAAGTAAGGTTGAGCTTTACCAGGACTCCCAACTCAAGGGGTATGTGTACGCGATCAGCAAGCTCTACGATGTCCCCATCTCAAAGATCGTGGCGGCACACTATTACCCGCTGACTAACAATTTCGTGCATGTTCAATACTCTATTCCCCAGATCTCAGCCCACGCTCGTAAGATTGTTGACGAGGTATGGAAGATCCGCAAGAGCAAAAAGGACGACATGAAGCCCAACAGGAACGACTTCTGTAATTGGTGCGCCTACAAAAGTGCTTGCCCTGAGTTCTGCACCATGCATGAAGTTCAGAGCAAGATCGAAGAGCTAAAGGCTAAAAAGTCTTCGGGTAAGAACCGTAAATGAACGGTGTGTAGATATCAATCTCTACAGAGACAAAAAAGTTTTGTACTTGATCATGTGAATACTTACACTTCTTAGTTAAGTAATTGTATAGCATTTCAGCCTTGATAGGCTTCTGTTTAGTCATAGCATCCAATATCTTAAACTGAAAGTGCTTAATAAACTTTTCACTATACTTATGTCTCCATTTCTCTACAAAAGAGTAACTAAGTGTTTCATTTATAAGATCAAGAAAATCAATAATATCTACATCTAGGTTATAACTCATAGCTCTATATTCTTAATATATAATATAGAGACATGGCAAAATTTTCAAAAGAAATCATTGGTTTTCTTACTCAGGTTGGAGCAAACAGTTCCTTGAGAGTAGGTATAGTCCCCAAGAGCGATTCCTGTGGCGACCCAGGGGATATAGTATTTTTTAGATACAGGTTAGGAACTGGAAAGGGTAGTAGGGGGATGAGGATACTACTTATTACTGAGCCAGTTACTAAAGACGCTCAAACAGGTAACCTGTTGTTAACAGGGTTTAAGGTTCCACCAGAAGGCTCTTATTCTCCAGAATCACTCGAAACGCTATATAGTAATAGCGAACTCCCAGAAGAGGGATACCGAACATATATTATGTCCAATATTTTTGGGCCTCTTCATAGAATTAGCAAAGAATCGCCAGATGAGGTTGAACAATGATAGGAGCAGCACTTGATGTAGCTTTAACGGGCTTAACTAAGTCCATGAATGTGCTATCTAATCAGCTTCAGCAAGCTTTAGCTTTTGCTGATAAAGCACAAAAAGCGTCTCTAGCCTTGGGGCAGACCTACGATACCACAAAAGATCAACTAGGTGGTACAATGCAAGGTCTCCGTGGCGATATCAACCAGAGATTTGGTGCAGCAATTGCTGGCCTGGAGGCTGGTCTTCAAGGAAACACCGCTGGAGTAGCCAGATTAATTAATCAGCAACAGCTAACAGGAACTGCATTTGGAAAAACTGCAACGGCCTTTGCTGGATTAGAATCTTCTTTAGGTCTGTCTAGAGATCAGACAAACCTGCTTTCCAATAGCCTGATTGAAACTGGAGAAGAATATCAAATCAGCACTGATAAGCTAGTAGATGCGATTGATTCGTTGAAAGAAACCTTCCCTGCTCAGGCGCTCGCTGGCATGGGTGATAAGGTGATGGGAGCCGTTGCTGGTCTACAGGGTGAGTTAGGACCCCAGTTAGCTGGCCCTCTTAATGCTGCCATGAAGATGGTGATGGATACCAGCATGGAGGGTTACGAGAAACTTACTAAGCTAGGTATCGGTGATGTAAGAGAGAGATTATCTGCGGCTAAAGACGCTGCTGAGGCACAACAAATTTTAAAAGACGCTTTCGTAAAAGCGGCAGGTAGTTTTGAATCAGTGGCAGGAGGTGCTGAAGATGGATTCTTCCAGATTGGCGTTGCTAGTGAAATTTTCGGTTCACAGGCGATTCAACTAACGACCATCGCAGACAATTTAGGAAAGCGTGTTGCAAAGGAGTCGGATCAAGCGGTAGACTTTGGTATGACTCTGGAAAACTTGAAGGCTGAAATCTTTGTGCCTTTCCAAGAGGGATTAACTAATTTATATCCATTCTTGGTAGAACTCGCTGATGTTATTTCAGGAGTTGCAAATATTGTAGGACAAAGGTTTAAGGCGTTTGCTGACGGGCTTGGAGATGGTAAAGAGGCTCTAAAAAATCTGCAATTAGGTATTATAGATTTTGCAATTAACGCCATAGGGAAGCTTAGAGGAGCTTTTGATTTTGCAGGCAAAATAATTACTGAAGGCATTCCTATGCTGGTTGACAAACTACAAGGAGCTTTCTTTGAAGTCTTCAGAGAAGGCGGCATCATTGATAAGGTTAAGATGGCGTTCTTTAGATTCCTAGAAGTTCTCAACGATGCCATGGAGTTTGTCTTATTTGGTGATGCTGATGACAGAGCGATGGCAAGAGAAGCTGAAGCTAAGAAAACTGCGGATGCTTTGGAGGCTAGAATTAAAGCTAATGAAGGTAATACTTATGAGGCTATGAAAGAAGCTTTAGCAGAAAGGGGTGGTGAGGATGGAACAACCAGCCCCCTGGGTAAGCTGCTAGTTGATGCTAAAAAAAGCATGGATGCTGCGGCAAAGAATGATCCAACTGTTAAAGCACTTGAGGCTGCCAGAAAAAAGATTGAAGAGGGTAATGGATTTGGCAGAAAGCAAAACGAAAATATGGAAAAGCTGGTTAAAGAATCAAAAGAGATAAATAGAAAAACCCCAGAGATTGCAACCACTCCCGAGTTTTTAGATGAAACGGCAAACATGCTAGGCAGAAGCATCGAGGGTATTTTGGGCATAGGTAAGGATGCTACATCAGCAGAAATTCTGGAAGAACTCAAAGTCGCCAATCAGCAAAGAGCCGAACAAAAGCTTATCGTGGCTGACGGCAAAATAGAAACTGGAAACTAATCATGACTAATAGACACATAGTAGACAGAGCATTACCTGAAAGAGCCAAACTTATGTTTTATTTCCCCATGCCAAGCACGGGGAATGATTACTATGTTATTGAATTGCCATTTTTTGAAAATGTAGCTATTCAAGAATCCAAAAGGGCTCGATATCAAAAGTATTCTTTGATCTCTAGATCAAGTAATTTGTATAGTTATCTTGGAGCCGACTCTAGAATGTTGAATCTTACGTTCAATATGAGTTTACCCCATCTGCTTGAGGAACATCCTGATATAAATTTAGATAAATATATTAGCTACATGCAGGATAAGGATAACTCAGAACTTGAAAAGCAAAAGTTTTTAGAGCCCTACAAAGTTCAATCTATACCTAAAGGCATGGCTTTCCAGCTAGGCACTAAATATACAAAAAGCTTGGCAAGAGATTCTGCTAAACAAGTTCTTAATAGTTTAGAATCTACTTTATCAGGATCTTTAAATGTAGAGGATCGCGAACACTTTGGCGCACGCTATGGTCTAGAATCACTAGCCATATCTCAAATAGCTCAGACACCAACTTCCGTGGTTACGGATAGGCCAAACACAGGTTTTCAACAAAACGCCATTGAATACAACGAAACTCAGCAATTAAAATATAGAATAATAGATCTAATTATTTATTGGACAAATATTATACGATCAAGTGTGGTAAACTACTCAAAGAACCCGATCTATGGGCCTCCCATTATTAGACTTCGCCATGGAATTTTATATCAGGATATACCCTGTATTTGCACTGACTATTCAATTGATTATAATGAAGCAGCAGGATATGACTTAGATACTCTTCTTCCCAGGCAACTAAAAATTAATCTAAAATTAGAAGAAATTAGAACAGGCGACTTTGGTGAGTTTATTCCTAAAGGTAACCCAATAGAACGAGATAATTTAGCTGGCTGGGAAGCAGTTATTTTAGGTGAAACAAATAGCATGGATCCAGGATATACCAATGACTAGTACAGATAAAGGCCCCTACAGTTTAGATGAAGTTCGTGTGGATCACCGTAACATCATGACTAACACTATTGTAAATTCAGAAAAGTTTGATCTTCTTTTATCTGATTTAGAGGAGGCTTTTGAATATGAAATTGGGTACATTCCAGCAGGGTATGCTCATCGACCAGACTTAATTTCTAATTTATTTTATGGCACTCCTAAAAATTGGTGGTTGCTAATGATGGTTAATGGTATCAATGATCCTTTTGAAGGATTTAATGAAAGCGATAGAATTTTTATTCCTAAAATATAATGAACATACCCACAGCAAACATAGTGGTCGCTTTCGATAAGAAAGTTATGGAAAGACTATTTTCTTCAGGCGCTACCTACAAAAGTTTGGTGTCTGAGTTATCTGAGGGATTAGATAATGTTTTGCTTTTTGACAATGTTGCTAATCCAAATTTCATATCATTAGAACATAGTCTTGGTTTGGGGGGTGGGTTTAAAATAGTTTTATCGTTTATTGATCCTAAAAATGAATTTGAAAAAAGATTTTTTACTAATAACCCAACTAAAATTATTGAAGGTTTTTCAAATCCTGCAATTGAAAAAACTGAAGGCTTCATAACAGATAAACCAGATGATGTAAAACAAAGCCAAGAAAATTATTCAAAAGAATATGTTGTTCAATATAAAAAAGAATTACAAAAAAATATAGGTGAAAGAGAAATATATGTTGCATATGGAACAGGTAATAATTTAGATCTTTGGTCAGGTCCCCATAGAACTGTTATGACTAACGCAGACATAACCGTTGAGGGAGCTAGAAAAATTACACTAACCTTAACACCAACTCCTAATGCTCTTAATCTTAATAACAGAAGAGGAGCATATAATGAAAAAGTTAACTTAAATCTTCTTGGTCTAAAGATACGATATGCAGGGGAATCACAGGAGATTAAATTTAATTCTAGAAAGCCGTATGACCCCACCGAATACATCTCAGGTGCTGGTGAAAATTCAGCAATAGCGAATGCTTTAAAAGAAGAAAGAAAACTTTTGGCTGATCTAGGATTTGAAGAAGTTTCTGAAAAGCTAGAAAAATTTGATTTTCACTGCATGGTCGTTGATGCCATTCGTAGTTATGTTCAAAAAGCTACTAGTAACAAAAATGTTATTGTTCTACTGCCTAATTTAAATATTACCTGTAGACAAGCGATTAAAGATGAAGCTAGAAAGTTTTATGTTAGTAGTAAAGTTGTTGATGCACTATCAACCGCTGCCTCATCAGTCCCATTCCCAGGGCCCTTCCTACTTTCTAGAGTAAATGATTTAGTTACACCAACCGATAAGGAGTTAGGTAAGACAGAATTATTTGTAGATGGCACTCTCGCTGCTTTTGGTTTAAGAATGCATATGGGAAGTAAGGATGATTCTTTAAAAAAACAGGCAATCCCTTTTGGTCCAATCGCAAAACATGCAGAGAATGAAAAGTACCCATCATCAAGTAGTGCTGTGAAAGGATACTACAAAGAAAGGTATTTTACAGCAGTGATTGATAAAACTGACAGGCAGGTTCCTGACCACATGGCAGTTCTACAAACTGTATTTGATAAAATAAAAAAACTATCCCACGAATCCTATAAGATGTCCAGCCTAGCTGTTGTAAATGAAACAGAAGTAAACATGATGAATTTATGGACGACAAGTCCTTTTAATAAATTCTACACATTTGGAGGATATGATTCATTTGAGGGAGATTCAGCCATAATAGTAGGAGATCTTGCATTAATAAAAGAATATCTTTATGGATCAGTAAATTTACAACAAAAGAAAGCTGCTGTTGATGAATTACGAGCCAAGGCGGCCATCGCTATTGCAAAGCAAGTAAAATCAGGTTTACTAAAAACTTTTAGTAAAAAGGCCAAAAAATCAAATGAGGCTTCTGACCCTACCTCAGCGGATTACTTATTTGCAGCGGCTACTCAAGTGCCCCTACACCCCTTAGATAACTTTGCATTGAATAATGTAGAATACAACAAGAAAGTAAGAGCAATTGCTCATCCAGTATTGAAAGGGGTCGGATCTTTTGGAGACATTTCTTACTTGCCTGATGATTTTGCTTATCAGGATGAATCTTTTAGTGATAAAGAAAAAGAGTATATTGAAGAAAATGGCATTCCTGTTTTTAGATATAACACGGAAAACCCAAATACAATAGATATGAAATTTAAGTTTGGAGCCATATACTTTGCATTACTAAAAGCAGGATATCAAAAAGAAATAAAAAGGCTTACTTCAGCGGTCGCTGAAGGTGTTTTACCCACAGGGGTTGGAACATTTCCTATTAGAGAGCGAGGAGCAGCTATCGCATATCTGAGAAGCAAGGGGTATTCTCAAGGTCTTGGAGATAAAGAAAAAAGAGATATAATAAATCAACTAGCTCTACGAGTATCTCCTGATTTAGCAGAAGACCTTGATGTTGATTCCTCTGAGGCAGCCGCAGACTCCTTAGCTGTTATTGTAGAGGAGCTAGAAGAAAAAAATCTACACGGGTTAGTTTTAGTGGATCAACAACTTCCTGGCAACCCAAACTCTATCATGGCAGACTTCACAGAAGAGTTATATAGAAAAGCACTTCAAATGAGTATAACCACTCTACCTCTTTTTCATATATCTAAAACATCTTCACTAGGAACACCCTGCATCTTTTTTGGACAGGATCAACCTATTACACAATCAACTCGACAACCATCAACTTCATTAAATAAATTTTTTAGTGGACTCTATAAAATAATGGGATTTAAGCATACCATTACAACTGGCGCGGCAACATCAGAATTTAAGCTTGTAAAAAATGCGCCAAAGTTTAAAACAGAGGAATAAATGCAAGAGGGCAAAAACCAAGGAGCTATATCATTAGCCGAGGTCCGTAGCCGCGTGGACCCTGGTAGAAGCGGCGCATTCAGAGCTAAGGTTGCCTCTGAAGGTAATGATGAGCAAACTGTATATTACGTCAGCCCTTATGGTTCAAACGCAGAGGGGGCGTTTATAGCGGTCCCTGAAGTAGGAACACAAGTTCTTGTTTGCAAGGTGGCTGGAGGAACAAGCTGGTATTATTTAGGCACGACCTTCGCACCAGAACCCGCAGAGGTTGATGGTTCTAAACTGAAGGATGCGAAAGTTTTACCTTTTGAAAGAGTAGATCCTGAGATATACAAGGCTCGCGGGACTCCCATGAAATACACTTTCAAAAGTCCACAGGGCGCAGGAATAACCATGTCCGACGAGTATAATCCCGAATTCTTTAATCCAAAAACTGAAATGTCTTCGGGGGGAGCTAAAAAAATTACCATGACTGAGGCTCCTACGATTGATTCAATCATATTAGACAGCGGAAACGGTAGTAAGATTACCTTAACAGATGATCCACAAAATCAAAGTCTCGCTGCTAGATCAATTCAAGTGGAGTCTGTTGGCCCTCAAAAGTATATTAATACAGAATCTCAAACTGATATAGTCGTTGGGGCTGGTGGCCGAGAATTACAGGTTCTTAACAATGCTAATGGGGTGCCTTGGGGAAACAGTGTCGAGTCTGGAAATGTAAATATACAAAGTAAGTGGAAGGATGTAAATATTTTCACTCAGGCTGAACAAGGAAAAATTTTCATTGAGTGCTTGAATCAGGATGGAACTAATCAAGAGATTGTGATTGAGACTAATGGAACAGCAGGGGGCATCACAATTAAAACTAAAGGCGCTGTTAATATATCAGCCGATCAAGATATAAATATGAGGTCTGGCGGTAATCTGAACATTGACTGTCAAAAATATAGTGTTAACTGCACAAAAATGGATGTAGCATGCGGTGGTGGGGTAGATATTGATGGATCTGTCATTAATCTAGCAAGCGATACTGCTAGTCCAGATTCTCCAGTTATACCTAGTCCCCAGAGCCAATATCAAAATACAGGAGTAACCACATACTAACATGGCATCTTTCGATCTAGAAACATTCCTAAAAGTTCAAGGACAAACAGGCACAGGAGCCATTCAAGCTCTGGGCATGTCTTATGGTATGCCCAGTTGTATGCTAAATTTAGCGAGCCAAGCTTTAAACCTATTACCTAGCTCTGTGCTTTCAGATGTGAGATCACAGATTGCTACAGGGAAGGCAAAAGCAAACGAAGTTACAAAGCAAGTTTTTAAAAAAATGATGCTTAACACGGGCATTATAGAGTTTGATACTGAAACAGGAACATTTAAATTTCAATCGGACTCAGCTTGGATGGGCATGGATAATGATGATTCTCAAACTAAAAATAATCTAGCAGGAGTTTTAGGGGCTTTTCAGTATGCCGCATCTTTTGGAGCAGAGCTTTATCAAAATTACACAGATATTAGAAATGAGATAGAAGCTATTCAAGATTGTTTGAATAAGTTTAGTGAACTTCAAAAATTTCAATCGGGTAATTCAGCGGATCAAAGAGCAACGCTGTCTCAGCAAGAAATTGAAGAGTCTTTTAATTCCATGTATGCGGCGGACAAGGCATCTCTGGAACAGGCCAGAGATTTTATTGTAGCTGCTGACGCAAAAATTTCTGAAATAAATGATATCTTTGCGGCCAGAACTGAAGATCCATCATTAGAGCCTAAGTTTTTAGATAGCAGGGAGCTAGATCAATTTTTATCAGGAACAAGTTTTGATAGATTTGAATTAGAAGATCCTGGACTAGAGGAGGACGACTCTATTTTCCGCTTGACGTATGGACCTCCGATATCCACTGATGGCTCCTATGTTCTGACAAACGATGGTCTTTATTATGATTCCTACAATGGTGGGCTGGATCCCGTATATCTAGCTATTTCGGGAATGGTCCCTGTGGGAGATGCGTGGAAGTACAATTATGACCCAAATCTAGGAGGAAAGGGACAAGCCATTTCCATAGCCTCCTTAAATAAATTTACTGATAATATTTTTGATCCAAATAAAATTGACGACAGTGCAGGTCTTCAGCATTACTACAATGAGGACCATTTCCTTGCTGTGGTAAAACAGCAAAGGGATAAGCATATCTTTGATTTATCATCTGATCTACAGGGATTTATTGACGAGTTTGGAGAGGATTCCTCAGTTGTGATTAATCAAAGAAAACTTATCATAAGTGAGATTGCTAACCACAATACAAAAATTAATCGTAGAAAAAAACAAATTGAAGTAGCTGTGAAGGCTGGGCAAATATATGGAGATTTAAGCGGCCCAGAGTTTGGTCCAGGAGATATTCCAATTAATGATTTTTCTTATCTTGAAAAATATAATTTATCAATTGATTTAGAAAAACAAAGATCTTTAGTTTTTAAGCAAGCAGATGTGCAAGGCATTGTTTTACCTGTAGAAACAAAATATGTGACACCCGCTAGAGATAAAGCTCCCTCCATATCTTATGATCAATTATCTGTTCCCCCAATAGGTAAAGGTAGTATCATTTACTCACCTTCAGGATCCTCTTCTGGAACGGTGTTAGCTTTGAATGATCAGATTGTGTATGAAGATCTTTTTGCTATCTATAACTTTTTAGATACTAGCATAGAATTACCTTCATCTACAAATTTTAACGTAACTAACTGTGCAACAGAAAATATGTATAATAACGCACAGCTAGTCGGTGCAAACAGAAGATCCATTTTTGCTTCTGGCATAAGCATCCCATACCTGGAAGGTATTGTAAAAAATAAAAGCTCAGATCCACCAGCAGCTTCTGCGTTAGGATCTTTCATAAAGTTACCTGACACCACCGAGTTTAGAGATCTAACTTATTCGTCAAATGGATTTACCTTCGAATGTTGGGTGCATGTGCCTTATATTACGGATGGGGCGCTTGGCTGGGCCAGCGGCACAGCGGTCGGCACTCCAGCAGCCTCCAGTCTAACTAAAGTTTTATTTGGTTCTGAAAATGTAGGACACAATCCTAACTCTTTGGCAATTGATCATACAGGGACCATTAGGGACTTAGACTTCTTAAAGCCTGAGCGAGGAGGAGAATTTGTTAGAGGCATGATTTGTGGGTTTACCCGAGACAGAAGGATTACTCAAGAGGGGGCTGGATTTAGTAATAATAATGAATTTAATAATCCTACATCATCTCTAAGCTTTTTTGTGGCACCCACACAAGCCAGAGACCTTTCGTCTGCATCTTTCATTAATAATGATAAATGTCAGAATGAACCACATTTTCATAAAATGAAAGTTGATTTATCTTCAACTGCTTTTGGAAATGTCTCTTCTCAGTTTGTATTGATAGACATAGCTTGCGACGTTAACGAGAACACCATGAAGATGTATGCTGATGGTTCCCTTGTTGCTACTTCTGCTCTTTCAGAAGTTTTTGGAGTTGATGTTAAAAAACCTGCTGCCCTTCCAAGCTTCAAAAAAGATAATAGTTTCCAATATTCCTCAACCACGGTTGATGGACCTACAACTTTAAAACAAGGACCCCTGCTTTATCCATTCTACACTCCCTGGATTGTTGGTGGAGGCTACACTGATGGCATGTATCAATACGGAAACTTTATGGGAGGAGATCGGGGTGGTGTGATTAGTGGTCTTCGTGGGCATGTAGGAAGTTTAAAGTTCTATTCAAGACCCCTAAATAGTACAGAAGTAAAAAAGAATTACAATGCCCAACAAGGCTTTTTCAAAAATATTAAAATATAATGGCCGCTAATAAGACAGTAACAGTTCATGGATCTATTCAGGATAGGTACAACATACAAGCACCTAAGTCTGCTAGAAAAGAAGTATTTGGATTGCACTACCCCCTGGGATCTAGCAGAAATGGAGGTGTCTTTAATAAGACATCTGGAATAAATATGATAAAAGCTGCCGTGGAGCAGCTTTTACTGACTGAACGTGGCGAACGAGTAATGTTACCAAATTTTGGATGCAATCTTAGGCGTTACTTATTTCAACCATTAGACGAGACTACTTTTAACAATATAAGAAGAGAGATAGAAACATCATTTAATAATTATATTGTAGGGGCAAGAATAGCAAAGCTGTCAATATTCCCTACAGGAGACGCAGGACCAGCGGGCGGCAACTCTTTACAAGTGATCCTATCGTTAAAGTTAGATAAATCTGACTTAGAAATATTTGATGTAGAAGTAACAATAGCATGAATTTTTCAGGAACAATATCTTCAGATTTTATGAAGCTGTCTAACATACCAGTTTCTAAAAGACCATCACTAATTAATTTTGCCGCAACAGATTTTGTTTCTCTTAGAAACTCTCTTATTGATTACGCTAAGGCGGTTTATCCTGACGATTATAAGTATTTCGTAGAATCTGATTTAGGATTAATGTTTTTAGAACTAACCGCATATATGGGAGCGGTCATGTCAATGAAAGCAGACATGTTGGCTAACGAAAACTTCTTAGCTACAGCCAAGCAAAGATCTAGCGTTAAAAAATTACTTGAATTAATCGGCGTAAGAATGAGGGGTCCATTATCTTCAGCAGCGGATGTGAAGTTAGTATTTGATAACTCCTTTGCAACTAATCAAATAACTCCACAAGATAGGGTAATCACTGTGACCTCTCCTGAAGACGGTGGTAATCTTTCTTTCACTTTGTATAAAGTTGTAAACGGTTTAGTTGATACTGCAAATGATACTGGAAATATCTTATTCAGTAATACTGAATCTGATGATCCTGCTGGAAAAGTATACACTAACTTTGTTATTCAAGAAGGTGCTTTAGTTGATGAACAGGGGGAGTTTGCAGCCACTGAGGGGGTAAAAACAGTAAAGCTATCTCAAGGCCCTGTAGTGGAGGGTAGCATCGCTGTTTTTATTACAAGCCCAAACGCAGCTACCCAAGGAGCTTATACTGAGGTCCCTAATGTATACTATGCATCAGGGTCCTCTGATAAGATTTTTGAGGTAGTCTATGATGAAGACTACAATGCCACTGTGGTCTTCGGAGATGGATCAGTAGGTGCTTCCCCAGAGGATACCGCATCGTTCAGAGTTGAGTATCGCGTTGGGGGAGGGACAAGAGGTAACCTGGAAAAGGATACTATTAATGCTTCTATCAATACAGCCCGAGCCCCAGGAACTATAACAAATATCAGTAAAGCTACTGGCGGCGCAAACGCTGAGACCATTGAACACGCCAAAAAATATGCACCTCTAACTTTCAGAAGACAGGATAGGTTAGTAACTCTGGAGGACTACGCAGTATTTGCTAATACATTTATCAGTGATTTTGGAACAGTAGGAAAAGCCGCCGCTGCAACACGAAAAGCTTATGCCTCAGCAAATATTGTTGATATTTATGTTCTTGAAAAGGCGTCAGACTTACAGCTTCAAAGAGCCACTACAAACTTTAAAACACAGTTACTAAATGCCATAAATAAAAAGAAAATGGCTACTGATGACATAGCTATCGTGGACGGTCTCATTAGAACATTAGACCTAGCAGTTTCAATTAGGGTGGATAAAGAAGAGGAAGAGAATCAAAATGTTATCAAAAGTAAAGTTAGAGATAAAATTCTAACTTACATGAGTGCTGATAACAGGAGTTTCGGGGAAGATCTTAATATCGCTGAATTGAATAGACAAATTTTTGAAGTGGACGAAGTAAGATTTTCTACAATAGATAATTTAGATCAAAATGTGCCAATTGATTTCAATGAGATTGCACAACTAAATAACCTTAGCATTAATATAATTTTACTTGACTAATGGGTTTTAATAAGCACACTCCTGATTCTAGAAATTTCTACAAAACAAATTTTGTAGAATTAGTTGAGCTTATTAGTCCTGAGATATATCGACAGAAAGACCTAGAGCTAAGTGGTACAGAGCTAAATCCTATCTCGGATATAGTTAATAAGCATGTGCAAATCGCTAATAATATTTCTGATATTATTTCTTTATCTGGAGTTGCCAACACTCAAACAAGTTCTTTAGGGAACATTAATGGTATATCTCAATATTTTGTAAAGCAAAATAACCTTACAAATATAAATCCATATACTCTAGAAAGTAAGATATTAAACCCCCTTGGGACAACTTTAAAGAACTACGAAACAAGTGGTGCTTTTAATTCTTACTTATCAGGCACGTTACTACCACTATTAGTCCCAGCCAGCAAAACTGAACCAGGCGCGCTAGAAGCAAATATTGCAACTCTCTCTGCGTTAACTAATAACATTAATGCAAGCTCTGTTCATAATTACCTTGTCGATAGTTTAGGGTGGTTTTACTTTTTAAATACATCAGCAAATGGCGGTCTTAACTATTCTCCGTCAAGCTATGTTCTGGACTCTTTCAATTCTTTATATGTTGGTAACACTTTAGAGACTGTTGATGGAATAAAAGGACTAACCGAATATCTTTGGAGAAATAATGAAACTTGTTCCTTCGGGGCGTACTTGCCTGCTTCTTTTGTATCTGGCACTGCTGACGCTGTGCTTGACGCAAGCGACGGTGTGGTAGCAACTTATACCAGTGGAGTTCAAAAGCTCGATTCGCTCAATACATTACTTGATGTAGTCTATTCTCCTCTATATGTGGACCAAAGAGATTACACAGTTAAAGACGCTTTTGATAGCTTTATTGACGCTGGTGTGGAACTAGATGATTTAGTATCAAAAGGACCACACAGAAAATTTAATACAGTGCTGGGTTTTGAATTTGCTGACATATCAAATGAAATAGAAAATCTATCACTCATTTACGATATAGAGAATGTTCGTTCTGAACATTTACAATACATAGCAGATCTTATTGGGTTTAAACTAAGAGGATCATCTCCATCCAAGTGGAGACACCAGCTTCGTTTAGCCATTGATTTATATAAAAAATCAGGGACCTTAGAAGCAATTCAGACAGCTATAAATGCGTTAATAGTTGACTCGGTTTTCGATGTTTCAGGCAAGGTTCAAGAACTTTTTGAATCCTACATTCCTAATTTAATTTGGTATTCTTTGGGAACAGAGTCTCCCTTATTTAAAAATCTTGAAACTTGGACTGCATCCCTTGCTGCAAAAGCGGGAGTTCAATCATATAGCACGAGTAGCTTAGAAGATAATCTGAAAATAGTAACGGATAGTATTCTTCTAGATTTATATAAAGGCTTCCCAGAAAATTTCTTATTTAATGGTAGACCTTTTTCAGTCCCACAGTTTTATGTTCTCGATAACGACGGAAACGAAACGGAAATATACACAATTGTAGGAGACCCTGCAATGAAGCCTTTCCATATTCATAGCATAAATGATTCGTCATTCGAATCTCTAAAACTAAGTGCTAAAATAAATGGAGAGAGTAACGCCTTTGACGCAGCAGTTGGAAATGGTCCTTTAGGTGAGGGTGTGTATATGGCGGGGATAGAGCATCCTGTAGGAGAGCGCCCCATATATCTCAAATTCAAGGGGGATTTAGAGTTCCTTTTTAATTACAGAGGTAAAAATAATTATCCTATACCCCCTTTTGAAGAAGTAAAATACTATCGTGATAGCTCTGTTACTAAGCCCATGGTGGATCTATTAGTTGAGCGTCTTAAGTGTTTCCAGGTCAGAGAAGACTTTGCAGATCAAGTAGGTAACTTTATTGTCAGTAGTGCGGTGACAGATGACAGTGATTTAGGATCATTAAATGAATTTTTAATGTTCTTTAGCTCTGAGCAGACACCATCAAACTTTAACGACGTAATGCTGAGTATTTCTGACTATGAGAAAAATCTTATTTCTTTGTGGAATGGAAAGTCTTCACATCTCTTTATAAACTTCAAGGATACAGATTTTGATTTTTCAAAAACTACTTTAGAGGGAGATGGAAGATATGCTCTGTATGAAGCAGCTAGGACAGCCAGGGAGTTCTCACCAGCGCACGCAATCACACGGGTAAACTTAGCCGCGAGTGCTGAAGATTCATTCGAAACCAGCAGCACCAGAATGGAGTATCTTGCCTTAGATCATGATGATTCTAGAGCTAGTTATACTTCAGCCTCAATCTTCGGAAACTTTGAGTTTAGCGGAGTTCTGATGGAGCTAAATTCTGAGACTAACAAGTTTAGAAGAACTGACGTAGATAATATTTCAGATCCTTTATTGTCAGGGACCTCTACTGTTGCTGATCTTGGATCTGTTGCTCGTCGCGCTTTACGCAGACGCAACCTAAAGTATCTTCTGCCTCACGAAGGATACTACGATAGAACGGGCTTCAATGGCCCTGTGAGCTACGATCCTTCGACTCTAGAGCTATCCATGCCTTCCTCGTTAGGAGAGCTTACACTAGGTTATGTGGCCTCTGCTGGCAAGTTTCACCCTGTTGTAGACCCCGTAAGCCCTTCTGGGGTCTGGGATATTTGTGAAGACCTTGATTCTAGCAGAGCTTTTTCTAGTATTGATACTAGTAATACTTTTCCCTATCGGGGATTATTTGAATTAGGATCAGTCGCTCGTGATGCAAACGCATCCGCCACAGCGAGATATGTGGATCGAGGCCAACTGCCTGAACTTTACAACACAATGCATGAGATATTTGAGGCTAAGGCCCTTTTTAATGCTACTCAAATACTTTCAGGCACCACTGTCTATGACTCTGATTCTTATTGGAAAAATAACGCTCAAAGTCTAGCCAATGAGGCGGTGGCTAGTGGTCTCGTACTAAACTCGTTCGCTGACTATGAAAACTTTAGTTTCGGTAGAGGAATCCAAAAAGTTCACCAAGATTATTGCAAGTATTTCGCAAAACACCCACTAGGCTTAACTGAGATAGAAAAAACGGGAGGAAACATTTTTGGGCATGTATTTGGATTGGGTCTTTACAATTGTGATCTAAAGCTTGATGGATCAGAAGTTAGTAATTTTGTGGCCTCCAGTGTCAATTCCGCTACCCCAATCAACACTGTAAACGTATGGAATGAAAGTGCTAACGGAACATACATTGCCTCTTCAACTCGACAAGGCGTAGTGCCCCTATCGGGAACATTTATTGCTGGTAAGGTTAATAACGCCGAGTTCCGTAATCCTAATATTTTAAGCGGCATTGAGTTTTGTGATATTTCGGGCGCACCCACACAAAATCAATTTTCTATTTTTGATATAGATTCAAAATTTAAAGTCCCTGGATTAGAAAATTATCTAGTTGGTAACAGAATAATTAAATGCAAGTCTCAAGGAGGATTACCCAGGATTCGATTTGATTTATCTTCGTATGGTGAGAGAAGAAATAGATTTATTAAGGATCATGAATTTGAATTAAAGATAAAGTCTTTAGTTGCTGAAGAGTATTCTAATACTCTTGGAGGGGGAAAGCTGGGAGTTTGGATTCACACCGATGCGAGTGGTGGCGGCAAGGACGGGTTAGTGTGGAGTTGGACACCCAGAGGAAAGTGGGAACCCATAAGAGAAAATAGAATATCCATAGATGTAGTTAAAAATACTTTAGCACATATTTATAACTTTGAGTTCAAGAGTCCAGATAGAGACGAAAAAGTTTTTTGCTTAGGAAACACTATAAAAACAGAACAAGCAGTAAATAATGTTTCTTTAGGAAATATAAAAGAAAGCTATTTTGAAACTTTCTCTATCAACTTTGACACTAGAAACTTCACTGATCAAAATAATTCTGAGTATTTAAAAATTATTCCAATTCAAGAAAGTGAATACATCATAACAGAGCAAGTTAATATGGATTCTACTAATTATATTGTAGAAATCTTTTTCTTACCAAACCTTGACTCAGAAAAATATTTATTAATTGATTCTATTGAATTACAGGATAAGACACTTCGTGATCGTGCGGGCATAGGAACTGGGTATGGTATTCTAAGTAAAGGAACCCCTTTACGCCCTTTTGCTAAGGAAACTAAATTAGAGCTATCTAAAGATCAACTTAGAGATATTTTAAAGTTCTATAATGGATTGATAGGCCAAGGCACAGGTGTTTATGCTACAAATCTTGCTTCTAGAGATGCTACGATTACCTCTGGTATTCTGGAAGTAAGTGGAGGAAGTAGACTTAACTATAGAATCTCCCCAGAATGGGTAAAGCATACCAACGGTACACATGAAAACTATACAGAAGTGGAGTTCAATAACTGATGAGAGGAGTAGTAGAAGTATGGAGAGGGGATAAGTTAATCCTTGAAGAGCCCAACATGCTTGTTGATGGTGCTGGAGAGTTATTGGCTGACATCATGACTGTATCTCCCTCTCTTTCAGGTATAGAAGATCATGCTACCTCATCTATTCTAGATGCTTCTAACTACAGAATCAATGCCATATCGTTTGGAACTGGTAAGGACGCCTTTAGAGCAAACGCACATGCTTTGGGAGAAGATTCTTTACAGCAGCTTACTGGTAGTAGACGGGACAATCATTTAGACGGGCTCTTAGGAATGCTTGCCGTAAACAGTTTGCCTAACAACCCTGGCGTGGGATTCCCTGCTGTAATTGGGTTACCAGATAGCCCAAATCCTGCCATGGCTGTTTTAGAAGAGGATACCAGTGTATCGTCTAAATTGCCTGACAGCGCAGGTAAAGAGTATTCAGTTAGTGCTATAACCCCTGGTAATGGTCAGCTAACTAACTTTATACCGTCAGCCATCTATTCTTCTGTGTACGATAGCACTGTTTTTGATAGCACTACTTCTGCAAGTGTGGCTGCCTCTCTGATGGGAGCTTTTCCTGATGGAAGCAGTGCGCCATATTCGTTAGCCATAAATAGGATAGCGTATAGACCTACAGGTGGAGCAGAAAAATTTGCAGTAATAGACGGTGGCTTCTTCAATGAAGTTAGCTCCATGGATCTGTCTGGCTTTGTTAATATGGTCATGAGTTCCGTTCCTAATGCTGGACTACAATTTAGTGGTGGTGCTAGTGGCTTATGCCTGTCTGCTCCCGCTGAAGAAACTAATGAAGGTTTTCCTTTTGCAGAATACACCGTTAGTTTAGCTTCTGGAGATTGCAACTTTGCTCACGCATATGGAGGTATCACACATCTAGGTCTTTGGACCATTGACATGGAACGATCACTTCTGAATGGAAATACACCACCGTTTGCGTTTAGTGTACTAAATAATCCTAGAAAGTACAAGTTGTTCTGTAGAAAAGGCTTAAGTAAAGACTTGACACATATTACTGATGTTGATAAGTATGAAGACCTTACTATCAAGTGGAGAATACATTTCCGATGAAAAATTTTGCTGAAGATATGGGCATAAACGGACATCTGACTATCATCCGACAGTGGAGAGATGGTCAGGAAGAAGTTCTTTTGGATGATAGTAATATCATTGTATCTGGCATGGGTGTGGGTCTATCCTATTTATTCACAGGCTCAGGATCAGATACAGTTCTAGATTATCAGATTGATCGTTTCCAGGTTGGCGTTTCTGGTCCTCCTGCTGGAGGAGTAACTAGTGGTATCTTTCAATTATCAGGACAACTTACTGATACTGAATATGGCGCAGGTAGTAATCTTTTTATATCTGTTAACAACCAGCTTGTAGATGGAGCGGAGGCAACTAATAGAGCGTTCGCTAGAATACCTGCTAATAAAATCACAAGAATCGGAGATTCCTCGGTTAGATATACGCTTGTCTTGGATGAGGAGGCATGTAATGGTATAAGTAGAAACTCCGCAGATTTAAATCTTAATGAGATAGGTATGTTCATGAAAAATCCTACGGGAAGCAACGATGATAGACCTATTTTAGTTTGTTATCGTACATTTAGTAATATCCGAAAGACTGATGATTTCAGTCTCATTTTCCGTTGGACACTAAATTTCTAAAATGCCTTTTAATCCTAACGACATTTACACATCTAGCGGGAGCGTCCAACTATTTAATGAGTGGGTTCCTTATGTTCACAAGTTTGACACTAGCTCTTTTTATAACTGGGAGCAGGACAATCTTCCCATCTATGACCTAGAAGATAGAACATACGAGCTTTGGGAGCAGCAGGGATTTACCACATCCGCTGGAGTTCCAGGGCTTGCCTTAAGTGTATCCGCTGATGCTGATTCAACTAGTCTCGCTGCAAATAGAAATATCTTCACACAACTAAGCTCTTGTATTGCGGCTATTCCTAAAGTCGTAAGATTCCCTGTTCTTGTAGAGGTCGGGAGCTTTGGTGATATTGGGGACTTAGAGCTACATAATTTCCGAATTGAAGAGGGCGGATCTATTGAAATCATCAATAGAAACTTTGCTAGATTTTATGATGCCTCTAGTGATGTACGCAGCGTTCAAGCCCCAGCACAAAATTCAAGCCACAACATACCATTGAAGCTTAGTTCTTTGGACACTAGTAATGCGTTGAATGATGCTTCTTGTGTGCATATCTCAGCCTTGGTGTTTAGTGGAGCAGGAGGTGATATCAGAGCCGTAAACAATTGTAACAGAATTGTTTATCCTAAGCACGCTTTAAGAAAAGCGCCACTCGCTGTAGGCATTGGACAAGATCCAGGGTTCATCCAGGCAAATAGATTTTCTGCGAATCCTTATGAACATGTTGTGGATACAACATTTGATAATACCCTTGCGAAACTTGACACGAGTTGTACCAAACAGTCTGATGATAGTGAAATAATCAGGGATGTGGCGGAAGCTGGCACTCTAATTGGAGGCAATATGCACTTCAATACTCTTGGCAAAATTTCTGTTAAGAACTGTGATGGCCCAATTTTCATAAGAAACTTCTTTGTTGATGGCGCGAAGAACACAGCAGCGGTAAATGAAAATGGTATCGAAGTGGTCAACTCGAAGGTTGTGCTAGAGAACTGTGCCTCTGTAAGATGTAAAAAGGCTGGCTTTAAATTCAATAATTCTGATGTAACGCTCTCTAGATCCGCCTTTGCTTATAGAAACTACACTCTAGAAACTACGACCACTCGTGCTTCTGAAGTTGGTTTTGGCTTCCACGCTGTAAATAGTGAAGTAACTGTTAGCTCCGTTCCTCTTGGATTCGACTTCACTTCGATTGGGGATAACGGAGCTTCGGGTTCTGACTGCAAGTTAATCTCCTCTAGAAACTATGCTGGTTTTGTTTTAGATAACTCTAAGCTCACTGGTGGTGTGCAGAGGTTAATTTCTACTGTGGCTGATAGAGCAAGCATTACAGGTGCAGAGCTTAACACGGGCTTTGGATTTATCTTAAATAATTCTGTGGTGGATCTTGAGGGTCTTGTTGATGTTTATGGAAACAACAAAGGGATTCAGGCAGACAACTCAAAGTTTATTTTTGAGAATCTTTGTGTAGAGGCACACAGTAATGAGGCCATCATCAGTAGAAACTCAAAATTTATCTTTGATTCCGCAGCCAGTCCTGGCAGTGCTGGGCAAAGTGATAGACAGCAACTAGACCTATCTGCTAATGCACAGCACATTAGTCTTCAAAATAATAGCTCATTTGGCTTTGTAAGAAAAAATAGCACTCCTACGATCTACGGAAACTGTAGATTCTTTGATTCACATGGTGCAATAACCTGGGATGAGGGTCAGACAAGATATGCGCTCCCTTCAATCTCAGTAAATGATGGATCAATTTTAGATCTTATTCATCCAAATATTCAAGTTACAAAAACAGCAGATAATTTTGCTAATCTACCCTCCTTTGGAAGAGCTATTAAAGCTGTTAACTCGTCAAAGGTTTCCTTGTTTGGTAGCAAAACTGGATGCAACTTTATATTTGGACCAGCAGGGCTTAATTTTCAGAAGAAGATGGCTGGAATTTACGGCTCAAATAACTCAACAATTAACTTGCATGGACCAACCGCGATAGGTCAGTTTGGTGTTGATGTTTTAGTTGAAGATAACTCCGTCCTTAATATTGAACCTGCCAGGAAAAGAAATGAATATGCTTTAGAAGTTAGCAGTTTTGATCTGGAAGATGGAGAGAATCATACGTCAGTGGAACTACACGCTACTAGGGCATGCTTGGTTGCAAATAAAAATTCTACTATAAATCTAACTGATCTTGGAGCATATTCAGTCAATTGGCCCAGAACAGCCGCTGGAACAGAGTTCCTTGATTTTGGTGCTGACTATGATCTTGCTACTTTTGACACTAGCTCATACACTGCATCTGGGTGCCTTCAGTTTTACCCAAACCCACAAGATGACAACGCTGTAAACGAGGGCAAATTAGACGATATAACCGCTGCCGCTGGTCTTGCTTTTAATCCAGGAACAATTCCTACCTTTGATCCTTTCACTGGTTTGAACCGCTTCTTTATAAAACAAGCAATAATTAATTCAGCACCCACTTATGGAACTCAGGCAAAAATTACACAAGGGGGAGTTGCGGTTAGAGCTACAGAGAACAGCGTAGTAAATGCTAAAAATGTTCACTTCCCCTTGGGCACTAATGGCTCTCCGCTTGATGGCTTTTACTATACCACCAGCGGTAGCGATTGTAATAGATTCATGATTTGGAATATCGCTGATACTTCCAGACTAAACGCCTCGTATCTCTCTGTGAGTGGTATGCATCCTATCAGCACACAATATCATGGACCCAGCGCCTTCTGGGCTTCCTCCTTTAATGGAACAGACTCTGGTGATCTTCATAATAGAGCAGCTTTTGGTGCCCCTGCCCTCACACCTGACACTGGTAGTTTAAGTGTTCTGGATGTTTTTGGAGCGGGAAGTAGTGTTTGGGCCGTGCCTTCAGGCGTGGATGTAAATAGCACCTTTGATAGAGTTTATCCTGTGTCAGGAGCACTTAATAATGAAACAGCGACTGCTCTTGGTGATGCAGGTATTAATGTTAGTGGCACTAAAACTTATCTAATCGGCGCTGGTCCTCATGCCAGTAGAAATCAAGGGCCGTTTAGAATTTATTTTACTCCTAAATCTAGCGCAAAAATTTTACAAACGGATCTTAGTGGATATTTCAAAGGATCCTTTCCGCATAGCGGAAACTTCTCTGGAGTTGTTGGCCCAGCGTATCAAATTTTTGCTCAAGGATATAACTGCTCTGCTCCTCTCTCAGCAGTTGTTCCAACAGGCAAGTTAAACGCTAGTGGAGACTTCCCAGATCTATTAAGGTTGTCTTACGATTCAAATGGCGATGGGGTTCCTGATCAGCTTTGGACTTCTGGATTTTATTATTGTTCAGAAATGCTAGATGATGATCCTTCTCAGTGTATCCTAGACGAGTCTGCTGCTAGAACTTTTGCTAATTCTCAGCATGCAAGCGTAGGCATAGCTGGAACTCCAAGAAGAGTTACTCTTACTAGAGCTAGAAGTGATACTAATAGAGGCTCAGAGCCTTATCCAGGAGATACTTCTGGTTCACTAGGATTTAAATCCGCAGCAATCTTTGATCTTTCGAGGGACAACTGATGGCCGAACAAATATATCAAGAAAGTAATTATAGGTTCACCGATCCTATTCGTTTCTTTAAAGCGAATGATCCTTACTACTTTGAAGTAGATAACATTCCTCTTAAACAGCTTCAGGAAAATTGCCTGTGGTTGAAAGATCAAGTTAGAAAGGATGCTAACAGGCTAACAGGAGTGAAGCGGGCTGATATTGACGAACTACTGCCCTACGCCACTGGTGCGGATAGATTGGTTAGAGTAAAGCCTGGACGTTATTCAGCTAGAATTAATGACGCTTCGACTAGAACGCCGCTTGCTTATCTTAGGAAGGTCTTAGGCGAAGCAATCGACGACCTAGACGCTTGGGCAGCGGTTACTCCAAACCCTGGAGCCCAAGTAGGAAACGAATTACTATCAGCAGCCTTAGATCGGTTTAAACAAGCTGTTACAGAAAATGCGCTAGGAATGAATGGTCTGGTGGAAAGAGCGTTCACTTGGCCTGTTGTTAATACTGATCAAGTAGTAAATATCACTGGCGTTGATATAGACCAATCTAGATCTTGGCTAACTTATGGGGGGCCAGAGTTTAACCTCCCTGGTGGGGGAGCTTCTAAGTCCCCCTTCCTCATAACTGAAGCTATTCTTTGGGCAAAATCTGAGGGCGCTAATACAGATGAATTTGCTTTACCAAGTTATGAAACTACGAATAGTAACTATGGATGGTCAAAATTTCCTTTAACAGAAAGCTACTTTATCAAAGCTTGGCGTGGTGTATCTAGAACAGCCATAGTTGATGTCGATGATGAGCTTACTATTCAAATCCCTCAGTTTGATCCTGAAGACTTCTCGTATACTGATGCTAATGGTAACAGTGTTTCTGTAGATAACGTCCAGCAAAGAATTGATTTAGTCTTTATTTACAGTAAACCCGTAGACACAAGCTCCGTTAGAATTATTCGAAATGGCTCTTTGGATAGAATTAGTAAACCTACTCTTGGCGTTGTCAAGGGCGCGGGTATTAGAGCTAATTTTGAGGCAAAAATTTCCGACCTTGCAGCAGGGTATAAGGAGCAAACCAATGATTCCATCCTAGCGGCCCCTGGGGATCAATACAATACAGATATGGGCTTTACGAGCACCTCAGCAAATGATATTGTAACTTCAGTGCGAGGCAGCTTCCCTGCTCCTGATGATCTCCTTAACATAGCTCCCTTAATTTCTCAAAGTCTAGAAGACAATGCTTATGAGCTTGTTGGGCAATCTATTCTTCCTGTAGCTTATGTTTTTGTTCAGGGAAACTCGCAGGTAGTTTTAAGTTCAGATGTCATTGATATTAGACCATTGTTTAGAACTGCGGAGCTTACTTATAATGAGCGGGCTGGCCTTGGAGCAGCGTTCCCACAGCTTTCTCTAGCCAATCCAGCAGTCGGTAAATCACATTTAGATTATGAAATTAACCGATTATACAATAATTTAAATTCAAGAATAGCTGCCAATGAAGAAGTGAACGATGCGAGGGCTCAAATTAATACCCTAGCAACAGGCTATATTTTTGGTGGCTACAATTTTGGCCCAGAAGGTGCTTTATTCGATTACTGGCAGGGCGTTTTTGCTTCTGATAATAATCCAGATAATGATGCTATAACCACAATTAAAAACCACATCACATCAACCTATGCATTTGGCAGTGGACTAGCACAGATAAATGTCCCAGATTATCCAGATTGGGACTTATCTCAATGGTGTATCCAACAAGACATTGAAGAAAAAGGGTTTTTCCCTAATGATTATATTAATACCTTTATTTCTGGGAGATCGCCGCGTGATGTGCCTGATCAATCAATCGTCGCTGGAAGTAACAGAGGTCGAGTTACACCATCGGAAAATGCTTCACCCTCTGGTAGATGTAGAAACTTTATAAACACTTTTGTTTATGATGCAGTTGCAAATGTTTATTTTCATTATGTTTCTAAGAAAATAAAATTTGCGAGACCATCTTGGCTTGCTGATTACAACGTGGATGTTAGCCTGATTAACTGCCTAGCTCAAAATCATTCAGGAAATACATATAATAGAACTTCGACTGGTTGTTATTTTGGCACTTGGGTAGAAAAAGGTTTTGATGAATTTACAATTTATGTCGCTTTCACAGCGGAGACCTCCAATAATCCTAACCCAAGATTCCCAGCGCCATATGTAACAGATCAGGGAGTCACTGTGTCAGAGAGAGGTGGAGAGAGGTTTAGTGGGTTCATTGTCCCAGTAGGAGATATTTTATATTCTAACACAACTTCAATTACTGATAACCGAACCTCAAGCAGAAGACAAGGTTACGAAGGAAATCCACGAGTGGGAAAATGCACATATCCCACGGTCATGTGGAAAATAACTGGAGTACCTGAAGATGATTCTAGTTTTCTTTATGGAAATCTAAACGGAACTAACCCAACCATCACGCTTAAAGGTGGACAATGAGCCAAAATCCCACATTCGGTTGTGGGGTCTTCCTACCAGGGGAAGGCCCTGGTAATTTTCCTGAGTTTACTGGTGGAGGGACAATTGATGGTGGCGGGGGCTTCGGAGGAGACGATCCCGATCCCCCTACCCCAATAGACCCAGATCCATCGGATCCTGATAAAGTTTGTGCTTGTATACCAGACACTACGGATCCTGCCGAAAATGTGATCTATCCTCCCGATGGTTTTGGAATCGCTATCGTTACTAGGGTCTATGATCAAACATGCACTGAGTTTCCTAATCAAGACTTAGCTAATTTAGAAATTGAGTCTGCTAAACAAATTATTATAAACCAGGATCCTCCTCCTGTGTTAGATGGTTGGGTATTAATTGATGGCCCCATCATTGCAGGAGAAATAGGAAAAGATTGTCAGCTTCCTAATGGTCAATGTAGTTTATTTTGTCCTCCCATCACAGTCACTACACGTTGGAGAAGGGGGAGAACAACACCCGCACCTCCAATAACTGGACCTCCTCCCGCAGGGCCCACAACAACGGGAGACACCGACACCACTGGAATACCTGGAGGAGCAGCCCCTCCCCCGCAGGGACCAACAACAACTCCTCCAGGGACAGCACCTCCCCCAGGTAGAGTTCCATTTCCTTGCGGCTGTGTTGTAGTGAATATCAATCCAGAAATTTCTAACGGGGTAACTCTTAACAATGGTTGTGTATTAAGAAGGGCTACCTGGGAATATTCGTGTGAGGTTCTCGATCCTGATGACCCCGTGGTTGGTCCAAAGATTGGTCAAAATCCAGAGCAAAGTTTTCAGCCGACTCCTAGACCTGGATATACTATAGCAGAAATAACAGACCGTGGTAGATACTCTGGAACTTGTAGACCTAATAATTGTGGGGGAAGTTGCGGAGATGGCTTCGTAATATGGAGAGAATGCCCCCCTCCTCCTGGTAATTTTGGAGGAGCAGGTGAGGTGCCTGATGACGGTCCAGGGGGAGATGTTATTACCCCAGGGCCAGATCTGGGGCTAGGGGCTGGTGCACCTCCATTTCAAACTCCAGGGGGACCAGGAGGAAATGGTATTACTCCAGGCCCTGATGCGGGAGGTAAGACTGGAATTTCTACAAAAGGGGATCTTCCAACCACTCCTCCTCCCGTGCCAATTCCAGGAGACGCCTCCCCATCTCCCGCAGGAGAGGGCCTAATTTCTGAATCTAGTCTTGATGGCAATTTAGTTAATAATGCCCTAGCCACACAAGATATAGATTTAAATAACCCTGCTGTTATAAGAGAAATATTAAAGTTAAAACCAAATGGAATTGAAGACAATGTAATAGCTTTTAATAAAAGTCCGCAAGTCCCTACTTTAGTTCAAAATGATACTGAATTTACTGAATTATTTAACGAAAATATAGATAGTAATATATATTACATTTTAAAAAACAAAAATAATAGTAAAAATTGGGATAGCACAAAAGCTGCTGGTGTAACTGCTGTAACTGTTCTTAGTAGCTTAAAGCCAGAGATTAGAAGTATTATAAATAAAATTAAAAACTATGATGGCACAAATCTGACTCAAAATCAAATATTTAATATGATTGGTTCTAGAATTCTAGATGGATCAATAGGAAATATAACAAAAAGGTTTTTACAAACACTAGCCGATGACAGTCAAAAGCGTGTGCCCACCACGATAACAAGAAGCTCTATCAATAAAGTTAATGAAGTAGCAGCTTTAATACTTATTGATAGAAATAAAATTCCCTTAGATACATCTAAACTAATTGGCAGAGAGAGGCAGATATTTAAGAACTTTAAAATTCTATCATCTGATGTTGATAAATTTCTTCCTATGAAAATCAATGGTGCTGATAGACGATTTTATATAAATGATGATGACACGTTTATTGATAGAACAACACTCTCTATCGAAGATGGAGATTTCTTTGAGATATCCTCTGGTGATAAAGTAACTCGTTTATTTACACAATCAGAGGTTGATCATGCTTTCTTGATCCCCGAAGATGTAAGACAGAGAGCCATAGCTCTCCTTGGAGGGGAGTCTGGCAGAATTCTAAGTGTTAGTGGAGATGCGGCAACAGCATCAGGAATCGAATTCGATTCCTCACTTTCCAGTTCTAGGCAGCCATTTTATGTGTTAAGTGCTGTTCTTAGCTCAGTACAAACTTCACCTTCATTTGGCGGATCGTTTCTTCTTAAAAATACTACACTAAGGTATCAACTAATGGACACCTCTAGTGCAGAGGGGCTTAGAGCAACTAATCAGTTTATTAAATTTAAAGCAAATAAAAGAATATTCGTTCTCGATCATGAAGATTTAATTATAGATTACATAGAAAATACAGAGTCAGTTAATCTAACTCAAACAGATATACTATTTAATTCTCCAAAAGTAAACAAAAATATTCCATTATTAGTAAGACAAGTTCCGTTTTACATTATGGTTTATCCAACAAATAGACCCGAATATAATATTTTTAATGATAAATCTAAAATTCTTGAAATAGCCAATGATGGAGCAGTTACTAGAGAATTAAGATGCAAAACTCATATAAATCCAGAGTTTACACAACCGCAAACTAATAAGTTTATTAGATATGGGACAGTGGGAAGAGACGCTAGTGATATTCTAGGAAATACAGATTCTCAAACTAGAATATCGTTTATTGATCCCACTGATAGTATATTTAAAACTGGTTTTAGAAAAAATAATGAGCTTGTATCAGCTTCTGAGTATGGTATAAACAGATCAAAAACAGGATTTAGATTATTGCGTGAAATCATTAATGAGTTAGATACAAACTATGAACTCTCTTTTAATGGTATTGGAAAAACTTTAACTGAGTTTGATGCATTTAGTAGATTAAACCTTAAACAGTTCAATATACTGTCTAGGCTAGAAAATTTTAATGAAATCAACAGAGCTATTTCTAATGGCCTGATAAATGAGGTCAAGCTTATTCCCCCCATAGAAAACGCTGATAACAGAATTGTTATTAATAAAACTCAGTTGGTACAAAGAAAGACTACAGCAGGGGCTGACACTTTCCAACCAATTAAAGCTACTAATGATGGTCTCAACATTATTAGTCCAAATGAAGATGGCGTGGGCGGCTTTGGCCCAGCATCCTAGTTCACAAAAAACAAAATAAAACACACATTCCTGCGAATCTACGCTAGATATGTTTAGAGATGCAAATCTTAACCCTATTTTTTATGAGATAAAGAAATGGATCATTATAAATTAAGTGACGAACTTCGTCAGCAACTACTTGAGTCCGCTGCCTGGGGCAAGGCTGGCGTAACTCCTCGTCTTGATGAGGCCAAGCATGATGACAAGGCCAAAGAGATGAAGGAAAAGATGAAAGAAAAGAAAAAGGACATGCCAAAGGAGAAGAAAGAGGAGAAGAAAGAGGAGAAGATGGAGGAGGCTGAAGAAGTCGCCCATGTTTGCCCCCTCTGCACCTCCCACCTTGACGAGGCCATTGATGAGGAGCGTATCCTTGAGCACCTTAACATTGTCGTTGGCCTAGTTGATCGCCTTACCCAGCTTCAAGAGGGTGATGAGGACATTGATTCTATCATCGACGAAACTCTTGCCGAGCTTCTTTTTCAAGATCTAGAGGAAGAGTGAGGAGACGGAGGATCATCGGATGAACAGTATCGGAGACTTCGCAGAACAGCTAATCCTAAACCAAACCCAAAGCATAAGGGAAGGAAAAGAACTCCCTCCCCAAGCTAAGGCTGCTGGTCTGGCTCCTGCTGGCAGAGATATTTCGAATATTGAAGTTCCTGATGATTTCATGCGTGAAGTCCTTGGTGAAAGTTTTCATCCTCAAGATACTCCTGCCGCAGACGCTATTCCTGAACTGGTTTGGACAGATGCAGAGCCTGAACAAGCTCCTCAATCTTTGACTGAAGAGACTGCACAGCAGCTTGTACCCCTTCTTGAGGAGGTTAGAGATCTTCTCAAAGAGATGTCAACCGCTGGCATGATGGGAGTAAACATGGCTGGTCCTCAGAAGGATGATGGATGCATCGGCAAAACTGAGAAGAAATATGGTTATATTTCTGCTCGCCCAGCAAACTCAAAGAAAGATATTCTTAAGCAATCAATTAGAAATAAACTAAAAAGAAAATGAAACTGACGGAAGCCTTAGATGTAATGAACGAAGCGCGTGGTTCAAAGGAGGGGAGAAAAACTTATACCTCCAGACAAGGCGCAAAGCGTGATACTAAAAAGGCTTTCAAAGGTAGAGTTAGAAATTATAACAGCATAAAACAGGCTCTCTCAGACGGTAAGTTTGGAGACATATTCACTACAAAAGCTGCTGGTAGATTGTATGTAATATCTAAGGGTAAGTGGGGTGATAAAAGCGGAAGAGGGAAAATAGCAAAGGGATTCACTAGAGGTAGTGCAACTCCCTCTGCGGATTTTGATAGCGTAAAAAAACACGCAGCACGAACCGTGCTTCGGTACGGAAAAGGCTCTGACAAGTTAGCTCAAAAATATGGTAGTCGATCTATCAAGAAAGAACGAGGATTAAAGTACAAATGACACAGCTACTCCAAGATGTATTTATCGTAGAAAACCTTCAAATTCTTACCGAGGGTAAGAATAGTGACACCATGAAGATTAAGGGTGTCTTCGGACGGTGTAACGAAAAGAACAACAACGGTAGAATTTATCCTACCAATGTTCTTGAAGGTCAACTACAAAAGGTTCAGCCCCTCATCTCTGAGCGGCGTCTATGCGGTGAACTCGATCACCCACAAAATGACACCGTAAAGCTTTCCAACGCATCTCACTTAATCACTAAGCTTGAGATGAAGGGGGACGAACTTATTGGAGAGGCTGAGATCCTCAAGACTCCCGCTGGCCTGACTGCCAAAGCTCTCGTAGAGGGCGGTGTAAAGATCGGTATCTCATCCCGTGGCATGGGCACTCTGTCAGAAGATGCTAAAGGTAATAAGATTGTTAACGAAGATTTCCGCCTAGTCACCTTCGATCTTGTTGCTGACCCCTCGACCCGTGGTGCATTCCCAGGTCTCTCTGAGTCTACTCAGTCGCAGTTTGCAAGAGAAAGCCAAAGTAAACTTGAGAAAGAATCTAATTTTCTAGTAATGCTTCGGTCTAAACTGCGTGAAGCCTATGATCCTTGGATTGAAGAAGCAAAGAAGAAAAAAGACTCTGGGCCTACTGATGATGGCGATGGAATGGATCCCGTTGGTCAGGGGGATGCTGATATTGATAATGACGGCGACACTGATTCCAGCGACAAGTACCTTATGAATCGTAGAAAGGCCATCGCCAAAGCTATGGGCAAAAAAGGTAAGGCTATGAAAGCCGTTAAGGAAGAGGGTAGTTGGCATCAGATTGCTAATGCCCTTGCAGAGGCTTTCGCTGATGAAGTAGACAAAACAAAAGTAGATCAAGGCACTGCTGGTGGAGGAGTAAAGGCGGGTGGCCCCAGCTTCATGGATCGTCGCAGGGATGCTGCTGGTAGAAAATCGGCGGCCAAGGCTGATGTAAAAGCCGCTGCTATTAGACAAAAGGGTCAGATTAAACTAGCCCGCAAGATGGACAAAGCCAAGGCGGCTGCCGCTGAGGGTAAGCCCGTAACAACTGGTGAAAAAGTCGCTGCTGGTGCTGGTAAAATTGGTAAGGGTCTTGCTGCCGCTCCTGGCAAGATTGTTAGAGGGGCTGAAAAGCTTTCACAGGCTGCAAAAGATGCTGGCACTGGAGCGGTCCGTAAGGCTCAGGCTCGTAGAACCTCCCAAAGTAACATTGCAGATAGAAAAAAAGCGAATGTTAGTGCCCGTCTAGCTGCTGCATCTTCAGACAAGCCAGCAGAGGAAGCACCCAAGCCCACAAAGGTTAGACCCAAGGGAACCTTTGGAGCAGGAGTCCCTGAAGCAACCGCTTACAAAATGATTGGTCTTCGCCTTGCTGAGGCTTTTGACCTTATCTAATACATTTTCTAAAAAAAATCATAATTTAGAAAACACATACATAGATATCAATAGAATCTAGGAGATCTACTCATGAGTAATTTAAAGAATATTGCCGATATTCTTCCTGATGGACTTGATGAATCCACCGTTCAAGCTGTTTTTGAACTGGTGGATTCGACTATTAACGAGCAAGTCGCTGAGAAAGTTGGTTTACTTGAGGCCAAAGTAAATGCCTATCTCAGAACTAAGGTTGATAGGCTAAAAGAACAAGCTCTGGCTGAACTTAGTGAAGAAAGCGAGGTTTTCCGCAACGCTCGCCTCTTTGAATCAGTTAGAACTCTAATGGCCCTAGAACTTAACAACTCTGATGATGAGAATGCTCTTTCTGAAATGACTAGCCAACATGGTGAACTTCAGGAAGAGTTTGACGTTTTAACAAACCAGCTTAACGCTTTGGTTGTTGAAAACGAAAAGCTTCAGGGCACTGTTAAGGTTCTCAACGATAAAGTTTCTATTCAAGAAAACGCTGTTGAGGAACTTGAGGGTCACAAAATACAGCTTCTCGAAGAAGTTGAGAATCTGGTCGCTGCGCGGGATGAGGCTTTTGCTTCCTCTGAACAGGCAGTTGTTGTATCTCAAGCGGATGTTGAGATCAACGAATCGAAAGCTCATACTGGTAATGAGTTTTTAACTGATGAGGTCATGAAGTTCATGCCCTTTTCCTCCCAAAACTAATTAGGATTTTTTCAAATGGATATGATGCATCAAACTGATGACACGCTAGTCCAGAAGTGGGAGCCTGTCCTTGAGGGCATTGGCAGTGACTACACTCGTCGCGTAACCGCTCAACTTCTTGAGAACCAAGCTAAGTCTATTGTTGAGGAGAAGCTTTCCGAGGATATTAGTGCCGCTGCCACCACAACTGGTCAGCTTGGTACTTTCCAAAAGTTTGCCTTCCCTCTTGTTCGTCGGGTTTATCCCCAACTAATTGCCAACCAGCTTGTTGGCGTTCAGCCCATGCAGGGTCCAGTCTCGCAGGTTTTCTACCTTGGTAACAGCCGTGCTCGTAACGGCGGCGCTGGTGCTGGTGACCGTCAGACTGTCTTCAGCAAGTTCAACCTGACCTACCTGGGTAAGACTGCCCAGCGTATTGGTTCTGCTTCTGGTACTACTTCTCAAAGAAATGTCGAGGGTGGTGGAACTGCCTTTGCTCAGGGTACTTTCACTGATGAGGACGGCAACCAACTCTCTGCGGCATCTCTTGGTCTTGATGGTGATTTTGCTGGTGCTGGCTTCGACCTCTCCAACGTCCTTGCCAGTACTTCTGGTGTCAATGATATCATTGGCGCTGGTGCTGGTTCTGGTACTTTCGGTGGTCAAATCGCTGCTTGGCCTAACACTTCTGCCGTCATGGGCTACATGCTCTCCGCTGGTGAGCGCCTGACTGGAACTGGCATCCCTGAGATGACCTTCCATATCGAGCAGGAGGCCGTTGTCGCCAACACTCGTAAGATGCGTGCTCTCTGGACTCTTGAGGCTTCACAAGATCTCAAGGCTTATCACAACCTTGACCTTGAGCGGGAGCTTACTGACCTTCTCTCGAAGGAGCTTCAGCTTGAGATCGACCGCGAGCTTATTGAAGATCTTCGTCTGATCGCTTATGGTGTTCGTGATCGTAATCTTGGTGGTGTAAACCAGAACCTCATGGATAACAGCTATATCACTATGGGTGATCGTGCTGCTGGCCGTTTCCCAGGCGTTCAAGACTCTGCTGCAACTGGCGTCTTTGTTCCTGCTCAATTCACCTACGACTTCTCTGGTGCTCAAGGTACTAATACTGCTACCCAGTTTGATATACCTAATCGGGAAAGCTCCAATGTCTTTGTGATTGATTTCAGCCAGGATAGCCTTAGCCTCTACCCACGCCACGTTGGTGAGGTTTATGCAAACCTGCTTGCAATAATTAACTTTGCTTCGCAGGACATCTACCGCACCACAATGCGTGGTCCAGGCAACTGGCTCCTTACCTCACCTCTGGTCGCTTCTCTTCTTGAGAGTGCTGCCAAGCTTGAGGGTGGTGTTCAGCCTGCTGATGGCCCCACCAACATTGGTGCAAACGCCATTGAGTTCCGTGGTAAGTTCATGGGCCGTTACGACCTTTATGTCGATCCTATGTACCCCACAGACGAGATTATGGTTGGCTACAAGGGTGCCAATGCAATGGATGCTGGTCTTATCTACGCTCCATACATCCCACTCCAGCAGCTTCCAACCATTACGGATCCTGAGTCCTTCCAGCCCAGAAAGGGCATCCTTACCCGCTATGGCAAGGTACAGATCGAGCCAGGAAACAGATACTATCGTATCATCCGTATTATTGGCCCAACCGCCAACTATCTCTTCAGCCCATTCGCTAGAAACTCTGAAGTTTTCGGCACAGCAGTAAGCTGATCTGATTAGGTAACTAAATCTGAGGGTCAGAGGTTTTTTGTTCCTCTGGCCCTCTTTCTTTGCTATATAAAATAGAACAATTATGTACAAGTATAGAAGCAAATGCCGTTGGAATATGCTTCTTCACATAGATGGGGAAGTGGTTGAGATTCGACCATCAGAACTTTTTGAATCAAAAGGGATTGTTGAGTCTAGATACTTAGAATTAGTTTCAGCACCAAAAAAGATGGGTCGTCCTAAGAAAAATTTGGAGATTTTAGATGCCAATAGCAGCAGCACCCAAAGTAGATCCTAGATTACTAGGTTACGGTGACACCTTTGGAACCTACGCAGGTAGGAACCTCGGTGATACAGATATTTTTTCAACTGCTATTGACTCGGATAAGTTAAATAAAAGCACTTTTGAAGAGGGAATAGAACTCAACCAATTTGAACAAACAATCAAGGATTTTATCCTTGGCCGACTGGGACATCCAGTTGTAAGAGTAGAGCTTACAGACTTTCAGATTAAATCTGCTATTGATGAGTCGATCACTCATCTAGATTATCATGCTCCTTTCTGGTGCACACAGATAGCAGCGTTTGAGACCTCTGGTGGTATAAACATGTATATGCTACCAATGCACATTGCAAATGGTCTTAGCTATTGTGCATATAAAAAATCTCTACTTAGTATTCAAAATATGGCAGGAAGTCTAGAGTTTGATTTCTTTATCAAATATTTCCAAGATAACTTCTTGTTCAGTAATTTTGCTGTATCTGATTTTTATTTGTTACAAACACACTTAGAGATGATACGCAAGATTCTCAGTCAGGAGGGTTCTTGGGATCTCATCAATGGTAACATTCTTCAGTTATACCCCACACCCACTTTCAATGGTGAGACAGTTATCTTAGTATATCGTGGTCTTGATACTGCTACGATGCATCCATACTACAGGAACTGGATTCAACGATACGCTCTTGCTGTGTCCAAGGGAATCCTTGGTGAAGTAAGAGGTAAATATTCCTCCCTTCCCTCGCCAGGAGGTGGAGCTAGTCTTAACGGCGCTGCTCTGACTCAACAGAGTGATCAAGAAAAAGAAAAGCTCAAAGAAGAGCTTCTATCTGAAATTGAAGAGCCCCCTGCCTTCACGATGTTCTGATGCCACTATCACAAAAAGGTAAGAAGATCATGCGGGCTATGCGTAAGCAGTATGGCGAAAAAGAGGGCGAGAAAGTTTTCTACGCCTCCAAAAATAAAGGCACCATCTCAGGTGTAGAAAAAACAGAGGAATCTAAAATGAGTTATCTAGAAAAAGTTCTTAGCATTAGCGAAGAAGAAAAACGAGGAGTAAAACCAGGATCTATGTTAGCTGACATGGGTTTCACAGGTGCCAAAAAAACGGATCTTAGCAAGCTCCCCAAAGGCAAAAAGACTCTCAAAAACCCTGATCAAAATATTGCTCCCATGGGTAAAAAAAATGAAAGCCATACTGAGTACAAACGCATGGGCCTCATGATGGCAGAAGCTCTCGGCTATCGTGTTGATGAAATTGCTCCTGTTCTAGGTATGGCCGCAAAAGCTATTGGTAAAAAAGTTGTTGGTGGTGTGGCAAAAAAGGCTGCTAAAAAAGGAGCAGAAATGGCAACTGATAAGATGAAGCCAGAGCAGCAGGAGGAATCTTGGACTGTATACAAGCAAATAGGCAAAGTCTTATCTGAGGTTTATAGCCCAAAAAAGCACGCCGAAGTATCTGGCGGTGGTGAAGAGGCAGCAAAAAGAAGAGCAGATAGAATGGGCAAAGTAATGCGTGGTAAGGGGGTTTCCCCCATGGCTGCTGTTGGTGGTTTAGATACACCTAAGCCTTTGTCTAAAGGAAAAGAAGAAATGGCAGCTAAAAGAAAAAAGACTAGAGAATTAGGTCTTGATCGTCCCGTATGAAAAACAAAAACTACAAGGTAACTACGAAGCTTCCCGAACTTCCTGATCTGGATGGGGGTGAGGGGCTTCTGAACCTATTTGATCAGGATAACCCTGACATCAATCTGTTCAACCTTGTAGATGATGAGATGATTCGCCTTGCTGGCTCTAAGTTTTTATTCTACAAATACTACCAAACTGACGAGTACGATGAAGTGTATATGGAGTCTCGTAACAAGCCCATATCGAAAACTCCCATCACGGTTCATGGTCACTACGATCCCGTAGCTATGAGTGAGGAGCTTACTCAGTTTGGCATTGAGCTTACTAACGATCAACTATTTACTTTCAATAAAAGCTATATTGAAAGAAAGCTTGGTCGCCCTGTCATTCCTGGCGATGTGATCAAGCCCATGTTCCAGGAGCAGAAGTACGAAATCTTCGAAGTGGTTGAGGATAGCTTCGAAGCGTATGGTGTTTACCATTTAGTATGCTCTGCTAAACTCCTCCGCGATTCTGATGATATTCAGGACACCCCACTTACCAGGGTCAGCGATGATGTTGGGGGCTACGCAGGTATAGACTAACATGGCACACGCACTTATTATCACAGCTAAACCAAGTGGTGGGTTAACCTACGAAGATAACGATGTTATCCAAGTGCTTGATGGTGGTCAAAATCCTGGATCATCTGTTACACCCACCGATAGTGGTTTTTTATTCTGTTACATCACCGATAAGAATCATGATGATCCAGAGGTTCTGGCTCTGATGGATTCCCCTAGCGAACTACTTTTAAAGAGGCGCTATCAAGTTACGCTAACAGGATCAGAGTTTGAAACTTGGGTGCCTGAAGATCAAGCGGCGGCTGCGGGGATCGAAAAAACATGGTCTGAAATTCAGGCGCTTACGATCGACAGGGAGGCATAAATCGTGGTTACAGTTATTACAAGAACGATTGGCTCTAGTGGGCGAGATTTTGCAACTTTTCAACTGGCAGAAGCTGCCACTGAAACTATCGGCACTTCAGCCGATCTTGTTGCAAATGACGAAGCTATTGTCTTTAAAGTTGACCCAGAAACTTTCACAAATGCTGGCGTATTTAGTATTCAAAGCACATCACTGACCACAGATGCCACAAGAAATGTATCGTACACTGCCGCAAGTGGACAACCAATTTATAAATATACTGGAACAGGTAATGCGATTAGAATTTTTAATCCATACACTACCTGGGATGGTATTGATTTAAATGCGGAATCTGGCACTTGTTATCAAATTCGTGCAGATAGTGGTTATGGCACAGATCAAGCAGGAACAATTATTCAGAACGCAAAACTAACTGCGGACACAACAGCAATTAAGTGCCAAAAATTTGGTAAAGATAATGCACTTGGAACGAGTGCGGAACCAATTACAGTTCGAAATGTTGTAACAAGCTCTGTTGTTTCTACGTCTCAATTTATTTCAGGAGGTAGTCATACAAAAGGGGCGCATATTCTTTTTGTAAACTGCACCCATCTAAATAGTGGAAGTTCAACAAACCAAGTTTGGAACTGGGCTTTAACTGGCGGTATGCCTGATGCTTCATTCAAGATTATCAATTGTATTAACCTAGCACAAAATGCAAGCGATGATGCTAATATCACAGGTGGTGGTGTTGATATCACTGGTTCTAGGAATAATGTAGGCAACTCTGCGGCCAGTAACAGTTCTTACAGTTTTAGTTCACTTGGAGGGGGCATCGGTATAGTTCTTCAGCCAACAACCAGTGCCAATCCTGGGGATGGAAGTTTTTCTATTTTCAGTGGTTCAACGGGCCAATTACTTGATAGTAAAAGCAATACTGCTCTTAATCAAGGCGTAGGGCCTAGTGTAGACTCTAACGTGCCAGCGAGTGGTATTGAAGGCTTTGCTAGAAGTGGGCCAACAACCCAGCCTGGAGCTTTTGCACAAACTATTTCAACTGAGGTTCCTGGACTTGTTACTAACCCCTTTCCTGCAAATGGAGCAGAGAATGTAGATGTTAATACAACTCTTAGCTGGTCTGAGCCTGATCAAAAAATTACTAGTAGAAAAGTATTACTAGGAACTTCTTCTACTTTAACCGACTCTAATATAGTTGCAACTACAGCGCCACCAGTAACTCTAGAAACATCTCTCGATAACTCACAAGAATACTATTGGAGAGTGGATCTGACAAATGATTTTGGAACAACGTCAGGAATCACTTTTGTTTTTGATACGTCTGCTCCAGTCGTCAGTCAAGCGGTCAGTGATCCTCCTGCTCCCAGCCCTAGTGACCCTCTAACTGGCGGTTTTGGTGGTAAATCTAAATCGGGAGCGACCGTTGGTTTTGTAGAGAATGCTTCAGCTTTAAATACAACTTGGGATGGATCATCGTTAGAGAGTCGAAGTCGTAGATGGCCCACTAGAGAAGGTGATGTTAGAGCTAAGATCTTCAAGATGACTCAAGCTAAGTCTAATATTTCCTTCATCTACAAGGAATCTCTCCGATCCATGATCGCATCCTTTAATGATATTGGTTACTTTAACTCAGAAGATGATTTTGTAGAGATAAAATGTATTCATGGTAACGCAGAACGTGCAATTGCTAAACTTAAACAAGAAAATAATATTATTCTTCCAATAATTTCTGTGTCACAAACAATATCTAATAATGATGATGAGCGCAGACGTTATGAGAGTGTATTAGTTCATGAAAAATTTTTCGATAAAGAAAAACATAGAGCCGTTAGAGTTTTAAGTTTATCTCCCAGACCCGTAAATATTAGCTACCAGGTTAATGTTTATACTAAGTATATGGCAGATATGGATCAAATTCTTGAACAAATTAGACTCAAATTTAATCCAGAGATGAATGTCCCCACAGAGTATTCAACATTAGCAAAAGCCTTCTTGGAATCTGAGGAGGCAGCAGGTTCAATGACTGCTAATGATAAAGAGGATAGAGTTATTAAAAAGACTCTTAATGTAGTTTTAAGAACTTACATACCAAGTCCTAAGTTTCTCGTCACTTCTACAGGCGAGATTGAAGAATTTAATATTGAGATTACATAATGCCTTTAGTATCTCATAAAAGTGCACCTGCATCATGTGGACATGTGCAGACAGGGAGCAGTAGAGTATTCGTTCAAGGCAACGGTGTTTCTAGGGTAGAAGTAGATACCGCTGGTGGACTCATTATTGGCCCAGGGTCTCAGAATGTTTTTGTAGAAAATATTAAAGTTTCCTTAGTTGGGGATGCCATAGCCTCTCATGGTAAATCCCCACACTCTAGTGCCAGAACTACCTCAACTCAACAAAAAGTTTTTGTAGGAACAGGATTTGCAGGTGATTCTGCTAGTACAGGGTTTGCACCTCGGCCAGATATTATTACTACACAGTTTACCACAAACTATGGAAATGGCATAATTGAACTATTTTGCTCAGGGACAGGCATATATCCCCCTACAAATATGCAAAACGCATTTTATAATTGTGCTGACCCAAATTCAATATATTCAAGTAGACCATCACCACCTAATCTGACCTATTCTTATGAGATAAAAAATACGGGAACAGATACAAGCCAACCACAGACTGTGGGTTTCTGGAGATTTACTGACACAGCCAACGCTCCAACTCAAGCTATTCTAACTATTCAAGCAGCAGAAACATATCCTGATGCTGTGTTAGTGGCTACCGCAGATGTACCTTCATTACTAGTTGGACAAACTTTTTCTGGAACTTTTGTGTTCCCAGAAGTTTATAGAGCGGATATTGGAGACTATGTATTTGGTGTTTATCCTGATATTTATCAAACAGTTACTGAGCCTGATGAACAAAACTCTATAGCTACAATTAGAGTGCGAGTTTCTAACGCTTGTGGATAAAAAAGTTTCACAAAGTAGTATCAAGGTATAGTACATAGTATTGAGAGGATTTGTTATGAAAATAGTTAAGAATGACTGTATGCAAACCATCGTTGTCTTTTTTAACACTGAAACGGGGTGTTTAGAAAAATACATGAAGCCTGGGGAATCAATTGTTGTTCCTGAGACTTACATTACAGAACAAATTAAAACTCTGCACAGACGCAGAATTTTTAAAATCTCTAACGCTTGAGGATTAAGTTATGCCTAATTATGTGAGCCCTGGTGTTTACACCATTGAAAAAGACATATCAGATTTCGCTCCTTCGATTAACACATCAATCGTAGGTATTGTTGGTTTTGCTTCAAAAGGCCCAGTTAACAAAGCTACTTTGATCACTGATCAAAATAATCTTGTTAAAACTTTTGGTTTTCCTAGTGAGGATATAACTGGTCAGGCGCTTGAAGGAAGTCTTGAGATTCTTGAAACTACAAATTCTCTTTTCTTTGTGAGAGCCGCTAATGATGCCGCCACTGATGCCTCTGCCACAATGTCAGTGGGTCTTTGCCCTGCGATCATTGTTTCAGGACCAGCAAGTAGAACTGATGCTGCTAACTGCTTTGGCGGAACAGGAACTGGGGCTTCTTCCTTAACTTTAAGAATTCAAGCTTTTGATAATAATGGTGTTGCACAATTTACTCAAAATAGTGGAGCAGGAAAAGACTTCACGATTATCAAAGGCACTGCTAATACCCAGGCTCTAGCTTTAAGAAATATTGTTGGAGGAAGTTTAGATGCTGATAAAGTAGGAATTTTTGATGATGACTCCATAACAAATGGAAGCTTAGGACTCTCAGGAGCCATTGTGGGTTCCTTCGCTGGATCTGGTGCCTCTATTGGTGTATCTGCATGTTCTGGCACCACTTTTAATCCTGCCTTTGGAGTTTCTGCTCTTAGGCTTTCTTATGGTCCAAGTTCACTAACAAGCTTTGGTGTTTCAGGAAACTATGCTTCCGCAGTTAGAGCTTTCGGAACTTCATTCGAATCTACTGGCACTAATAGTTGTAGCTACTTAGTAGAAAGTATTCATCCAGGAACTGGATATAATGGTGGAACTAAAACTAACGGGGACGCTAGCGGTAACAGTGTTACAATTAATGGTCTTGGATCACAAAACTTTAGTGTTGTTGTAAATCAAGATGGTGTGGCTGAAGAAACATTTAAAGCTAACTTCCTCGGCTCTGGTGTTTTCTTAGAAGACGTAATTAATACTGGAGAAACAAACGCCACATCAGAAATTATCAAAGGTAACCTTAGAAAAGATGGTGCTGATGCCACAGCGTCAAAGCTAAACAGATTTATTGATGTTGCTCAAACTCTTTTTGGAGCAACAGGTTTTAATGCTACAACTAGAACTTTACTCCCCACTGGGACAGAGACCGATGGTGTAGGAACTGCAACTGTAGAAACTCCTGTAACAGATTCTGGTGGTCGATTTGTAAAACTTCTTCAAGCCGCAGCAACTAATCTTACTGGTGGCACAAATGGTGATGACAGTGATCAAGCCACCGCTCTAATCGGGGATGCCAGTCAAGATCCAAAAACTGGCATGCAAGCTCTAGATGATCCTCTTCTTAACATCGGTATAGCACTTATTCCTGGAATCTACACTCAAAGTGTTCAGAATGAGTTAGTGACCTTAGCTGAGAGAACCCAAAACTTCTTAGCCCTGCTGGCTCCACCTCTTGCAATTGGTAATGTTCAGGCTGCGATTGACTGGACCAATGGCAAGTCGTCCTCTACAGCAAACTCAAGAACTGCCGCACTTAACAGTTCTTACGCCGCTGTCTACTGGCCTCATGTTAAGATCTTCTCAGTCTTTGATGGTAAAGATCGCTTCCTAGATCCCACTATCTTTGGTGCAAGACAAATGGCCTTCACTGACGCAGTTGCAGATAGCTGGTTCGCTCCTGCTGGTTTCCGTAGAGGTCGCCTTACAAAGCCAACTGAAGTTGAGGTCAAGCTAAATCAGGGCGACAGAGATAGCCTCTATAGTGGCGGTAATGTTATCAACCCAATTGTTAACTTCCCACAACAAGGCATCACAATCTTCGGGCAAAGAACTACTCAGCGTGCTCCCACGGCTCTTGATAGAATCAATGTTCGTAGGCTCATGATTGCTATTAGAAAAGTAATTCTTCTTTCAACTCAAAGATTTGTCTTTGAACCTAACGATGAATTTACTTACGCACAAATCGAAGGTGTTCTCAACCCATTCCTTGATGACATCCGCAGACGCAGGGGCATCACCGAGTTCCGTGTCATCTGTGATGAGACAGTAAACACACCAATCAGAGTTGATCGTAATGAACTCTGGACTAAGGTTCTTATCAAGCCAACCAAGACTGCTGAGATCCTCATCTTTGAAATTAACCTGACTAACCAGTCGGCTCAGTTAGGAAGCCTATAAGGAGATAATTAATGGCAACATCATATTACAAGAATAAATACGGTAGAGACTTTACCCCAGGTCAGGGACTGCCTACTATTTCCACTGATCTTGATTCGGTTAGAGCATATCAGTTTGAGATTCACTTCTTTGGTCTTCCAGAGGATGTCACGAACCAAGTAGATCTTACTCTAGCAGCCAAAAGAGTTGGTGGCATTGAGATGAAGAACGAAACTCTGACAATTGATCGTGTCAACGATAGAGTTCACTATCCAGGAAAGAACACTCCTGGCGAGCTTTCTGTAGACTTTGATAATCTTTATCTTCGTGAGACTGCGGCTGATCTTTATCGCTTCTTCCGTCATACCTATGATCCTCTCACAGGTGAGATGACCAAAAGCTCTCAACCTGGGGGCACTGCGGGCAATACTTTTAAGGCTGACAAGGTTGAAGTTGTAATGCTGGACAACACCCTTACTCCTCACTCGACCATCGAGCTTTATGGTGTTTACCCAATTTCTTGGCAAGCTGCTGAATTTAACTACGCAACTAATCAGTTCCATCAGTTGACTGTTACCTTCAAGTACGATTTCCTCAATGTCTATAACTATTCGAATCCCACTGGAGTTTGATAAAGTAGAGATTTAAATGGTAAGGCCCAGTCTGCTTATACGTTCAGACTGGGCCTTTTTTCTCTTAGCTATAATATATCATGGATTACCTTTCCGAGTTACTAGAGAGCTACAGTAAGCTAAAAAAGAGGACGTTCAAGCTGACATATATTTCTGAGCAGGATGATCCTAACGCTGAAGGTGTTCTTACAAAAATACTAAGTAATGCCCCCGAAACTCCAGGTTATGAGCAGAGCATTGAAGATCCAAATTATCCTGGTTTAAAAAGTTTTAAGTATAGAAAATCTGCTGATGGTGGTGTCACAGTGCTATCTCCCCGAGATGGTCAAGCTACTGTGTTAGATAAAAATGGAAGCAGAGCAAAAGTGAATGCTAAGGGCCAGCCTAATAACGCTGGCGATAAAATGTGGGAAAGGCTGTTCAAGGCCATGAGTGGTAAGGGAGAAGAGCCTAGTGCATCAGATCAAGTTGGAGATAATCTAGAGGCGCAACAACAACAGGCAGAGCAGCAGAGACTATCAGATCTAGCAAAACCTGGAGGGGCTTTTGAGGAGAGATATAAGTATAACTTAAAAGAAATTGGTCCTGCTCTAGATTCTATTGACAATAGTATCAAAACTGTTCAACAAGCGTGTGAACAATATGATAAGGCAAGTCAGCCAAAGTATTGTAAGGAGCCAGGACGCTATCTTACAGGAATATCAAATGCTGGTTTTGCACATAAACTTGCAGCGGGTAGAACTTTAGTCATAGATCCTGAAACAGGCAGAAAGCTTGATGAGAAGGAGGGGATCGCTCCAGGGTTGCTCAATGATGTAGCAGAAAGCCACGATGCTCTTATGGATTTCTTAGGTGGCAAGGGTGACTGTGATACAATCACAGATAAAATTGGTTTTTACAAGGATCGTATGGTGGTATTTGGTGGTAATACTAGCGAAGGTGTTACCATTACCCCCAACCCTCTTCAAAATGATGCAGTAGACAAAGCTAAAAAAGAATGTGGGATAGATGACACAGGGTTTCAAGAGGTTGCAAAAGGTGGCCTAGCGCAAAATACCATTAACACCATTAGAGGAACCTTTAATGAAACTATTTTCCAAATGGGTGTTAGATTAAATGCTGCTAAGACAGAAGAAGAAGCTAGAGCCGCCTTTGCTGAAATCGCTGTTGCACTAGATAAGAAAAAAGTTCAGTTACTTGAGATTGCACAGGACTACAGAGATGAGTCTGATGTGGCTTTAGATCTTGGCGAGACCTTTGATAGAGATGTAATCTTGGAACAGGCAGGTATCGCGGAAGACCCTGATGAACTTAAAAACTTTTTACTTAGAGAACTGTCTTATCAATCAGAGTTTATTAATAAGGCGGGAGCTTCCTTTGTGGAAGACGCAGCAAAAGTAGTTCGTACAGGTGGAAGAGCAGATGCCAACATGGGATACGAGACAGAGGCAGATGTACCCTCTTTTATGGGTGAACCCGAGCGAATAAAAGAAGGACCAAACAAGGGGAAGTTTATTGTAGGTGTAGGACAGAAAAGAATTAAAGAAATTGGAAAAGTCAAATTCGGAGAGATTAATTCTATAGAAAGATTGAATGGTATTGCCACAGGTGAGATCCAAGCAGGGGATAACTTAGAAGCGGGATTCCAAAAAAAAATGGATGATACCCAGTACAAAGGTTCAGGCTCTGATCGTCAGCAAGCAGCTAACGATTTTATGAAGGATACCGAAGCAGAGATTCAAAGAACCGTAGCTCCTCTTACAGAAACTCAAACTTATGTGGATGCCAATGGCAAGATTAAAGCCAGTGATCCCGAGTCTAAACTTAGACTCATCGGAAATCGAGTGAAAGGATTGCTGGGGTACAATGCACTTAGAGGATCTGCTTTAGGTAAAGCTTTGTTCAAGGGTAGTGGAGACTTTCAAGATTTCAGCAATGAGGCTACGCAGGGTAAGGTTGCCGAGTTAGTTGCCAGAGAAGCTCGAATGAAAAAGTATAAAGATGAAATTGAGTCAGGAAACCAAGCTGCAAGAGACGCCATGATTCGTCAAGTCATGGTCTGCGGTATGAACGCTAAAGACATGACACAGCTAATCACCACTGACGCAGGGCAGACATACGCTGTCCCACATAATGAGGTATTCAAAAAAATTTGTGAGGGAGAAAGTTCTGATGATCCCAGCAAGAAGCCAACTATAGAAGTAAAGGGCATGACCTGTACAATTACAACTCCTGATGGTCTTTCTGTATCGTTTAATCAGGAGCGATCTTACAGCGGGGGTAAAGCAACTACTCGTTCTGTGACTAAGATATCTCCTGAGAGTATTGAGTCCCTTAACATGCTTGGTAAAGAACAAAATGAAAGCACGCTTACTAAATTTCTTAAGGGGCAAATGAAACTATTAGAAAATATTCTTAACTCACCCAAACAGAATCATCTTCATTGAGTAAATCATCGAACATATAAATCCTATAGTACTGGCTTTCTTTGTGTATCTCTATGTAGTTATTAGATTCTACTACTATATGAGAGGGGATGATGGCTAGTGTTGGCTGCCTATCCTGTTTAAATATGACCATTGGTATTTTCCCGCACTTCTCTGAATCTTTTTGACATTGCTCTATAAATTTCCAGAAGTCGCTACTATGATTATATAAGCTATATAAGTTTTGGTTATTGTATCCTTTCTTGCACTCTAGGCAGTACTTAAAGTTTTGTGGAGTAATCAAGTCCCCATAAATTTTAAGGTGATCGGGCAACGAGTGCGTGGTGGCGAATGCGCCAGACCCAGGAGTTCTTGAAAATTCTGTGGTGCCTAGTCTATCATTAAGTATCTTGGCGATCTGCCTCTCAAAGGTGGAGCCCTTCGCCCTGCTGTTTACTTTCTTTTTCTTCTTCAAAGCAGAAATATCATAATTATCTTTCATAATCTGTGCCCTGCACTATAATAGACCAATGGACGCCGAGACCAAAAATATTAAACTCGATGTTAGTCAATGGAGAATCCGCGTAGATGAGCGGAGTCGTAATCGTATGAAACTACAAATTAAACTTTCGAAGGACGAGGCCACCGCATTCAAAAACTTTGCTGATGTATGCAAGCCTGAAGAAATCTCTGATGATGATTTCCTTAAAACTGTATTTGTCACTGGTATTGACGCTCTTAATCGGCAGCTTGCAGAAATGGTGTCAAAATATGCTAGTGAAAATAAGGAAGAGCTTGCAGCCTCTGGTATCACCGTCATTGAGGATGAGGACGGAGTTAGGCTAGAAGAATCTGAAAATAACTGATGTATAATCTACAGTTCCTATCAAAGGAAAATGATCTGAACAAGATCATCAAGGCGTACAAGCGCGACAAGAAAAGTATTAACATCTTGTTCGTGTCTCTGTGGGACGAGTGGTGCCAAGAGCTTGTAGAAAAGCTCAAGGAGAAGTATGGAGACAGTGACAAGGGTCAGCCCCTGTACATTGTTGATAGCTTCTATATGCCACATAGCTTCGTGATCTACAATACTACGAAGCTCCCACACCTTGTACACCTAAATCATAAGGGCGTGCACTCGGAGGATTACCTTCCAATGATTTATAACACGCTCATGCCAAAGAAGAAGAAGGCTAGATGATATCGTCTTTGTGAAGGTCGATGTAATTTTCGATCTTCTTATTGTACTTCTTCTCACGAGTATACAACAGCTTGAGATTATTTATGATCACTGTTGTAAAATAGTTGAACGCCGAGCCTTTTCTTGGTTTGAAATTCTTAACAGTTCTAAGCACTAGTGTGAAACACTCTTGCTTCGCGTCATCGGGATCTACATTAAACTTGAAGGTCTCGATGATGTTCTGTATTAAGACATCAAATAAAGAAACAAGCTCTTCTTCATGGCTTTCAGGATCCTCCTGGTATGATAGGATGATCTCTTCGAATTTCGTGTTATCTATATAATGTTTCTTCACACTCTATAATAGGTATGTTTGATTTAGACAAATTGTACCAAGGCCACAAAGCCCATGGTGACAATCCTTTGTGTCATGGCTGCTCCATTCTGGAGAAGTCCAAGCCTTGCCATTCGGTGATGGACTATGAGGAGCTTTCGCCAGCGCCTGTCCTGTTTTTATCGGACTCAATTAAGTATAAGCTTGGGTCTACACAGGCATTCTCGAAAGCGGAGATTCAACTTTTCAAGGAATGTTATCCTGAGAAGTTTGTCATGGCTGCTTCGGTCAAGTGTCCTTCTGTTAAGGAGGCAGATATGAGTCCGAACAACATGAACTTGTGCCGCCAGCATCTTGATGCAACTATTGATAAGGTAAAGCCCAAGCTTGTTTTCGCTTGCGGTAACCTTGCAATGAAGATGCTTATCAAGAAAAGCGGCATCACAAACAAACGAGGAAAGTCCTATGACTACACTACTAATTCTGGGCATAATTGCACCGTTGTGCCTATTTTTCATCCCTATTCTTGTATCAAGGAGCCCCGACACCTATCGCTCTTCAAGACAGATATCTCAAATGCATATGAAAAATATGTACTTGGGCAGAAGGCTAGAGGAGACTTCTCCTATGAAGTCCTCATGGAGATCGGAGAGGTACAAGCTCTCGCAGAAACGCTTCAGCATTCCGAAGCGACGATTGCCGTAGATACTGAGACCACTGGACTGAACTTCCTCAAGGATGACATTATGACCATCGCTCTCACCACACGAGAGAATACTTGGGTCATCCCGCTAGATCATAAGGACAGTCCGTTCAGGAAAGGGCAGCCTGACTATGCGAAGGTGTGGGGATGTTTGCGTCGGATTCTTGAGAATCCTAAGAGCAGGAAGGTCTTTCATAATGCCAAGTTTGATCTCAAGTTCCTCATCAACTATGGTATCTATACTAAGAATGTTTGGGACACCAAGATCATGCACCACCTCCTGGATGAGAACATGCCCAAGGGTCTGATGGATCTCACCAAACTTTACTTCGCCAATGAGCTAGAGGATCTGTAATGCTTACGATTGACAACCCCAGTAAGTTTGACTGGGCCAATATGGATCTATCCGATTGCTGTGAGGGCAACGCGATGGATACTTACTTCACTCTGAAGCTGTTTGATCTTATCATGGAAAAGTTTGAGGGCGATCCCGTCATGACTCTCATTGAGAATGTCGTGATGCCCTCTCTTGAAACCTTCGCGGAGATGGAGTATAATGGTCTGATCGTGGACACGGACAAGCTGGATGCTGTCGGTAGGCAACTGCGTTCCAAGAACATGAACGAAGAGGATTCTCTTTACTTATGTGAGGGCGTAGAGAATACTGACAACCTCTCGTCAAACAACGATCTGATTGAGATTCTTTATCTGCGTGAGGAGGGCATGGGCCTTTATCCCCCCGACCGTACAGGGAAGGGCAAGCCTTCCGTATCCGCACCCACACTGAAACTACTGCTAGAGCACATCGAAGAGGAGCTACAGACTCGTGAGTAAATGGAAGCACAGGGATGAGGGCAAGCGTATCAGCAAGTCTGTCATCGCAGACAAGTCTACGGACGAACTGCGTAATGCTAGAAAATTCGTGAAAGGGTTGCTTGATCTTCGCAAGTCGGAGAAGCTGACCAAGACTTATATCGAGGGCACCAAGAAAGCCATTGAATACAATGGCATGGACAAGGTGTTCTGTGATTTTCGTTTCGATGGCACGGCAACAGGTCGCCTGTCCTGTGCAGCATACAATGCACAGAAAGCCATGGGCGTATCTTTCCATACCTTGCCCAGGGAGACTGAGAACAACATTCGATCTCTCTTTGCTGCTCCCAAGGGTTGGGCATTTATTGCTGCGGACTATGCAGCGATGGAACTCCGCGTCCTGTCACATATTGCCAAAGAGGGTAATATGCAACTAGCCTTCAATCAGGGCGCGGACCTACACACCTACACCGCCAAGCTTCTATTTAACAAGGAGCAGATCAGCAAGGAGGAGCGACAGATCGCCAAGGCTGTATCCTTCCTGATCGTTTATGGTGGAGGTGCATTCAATCTCAGTGAGACCATGAACATCCCCATGAAGCGTGCTGAGAAGATCATCAAAGACTACGAGAATGTGTATCCAGGCATCTTTGCATATATGGACCATGTGAACAACTTCATTAAGAGCAACGGATATGCTTATACTATTTTTGGCCGCAAGCGCAATCTTCCTGATGTCTATAGCCGTGATCGCCAAGTCGTAAATCGAGCACTCAGGCAAGGACTAAACTTTACGATTCAAAGCTCCGCATCTGATATTCTACTCACCTCGCTGCTTGGAGCATCGCGCAGGTTCAAGGAAGAAGGATTAGAAGCTACGCCAGTTGCCACGGTTCACGACTCTATCGAGATTATTTGTCCGAGAGAAGAAGTGCAGAAGACCGTGGAGATCCTCTATGATGAGATGGTTAACTATCCCACCATCAAAGAGGTATTCAATATTCATTTTGATGTTCCCCTTGCTATTGATATTGAGGTGGGCACTTCATTCGGAGATGTACAGGAATACAATCTATGAAAACAAATATTGATGTTCTAAACTTTACCCCCAAAGGAGATCTACTAGTTGTGAATGCAGCTAGATGTTCGTTCGATAAACAGCATGAAGAATTTGATCAAGAGAAAGATGCAAAGCTTCTCAACTATCTGGCAAGAGAGCAGCATGTTCTACCGTTTCGTCATCCTGTGGCTACTCTACGCATCACTTGCCCTATTTTCGTGCTTCGTCAGTTGGGTAAGCACCAAGTAGGTTTTTCTTGGAGTGAGGTTAGCCGACGATATATCACTGGTGAGCCTGAGTTCTGGATGCCTGAAGATATTAGATCTCGTCCAGACAATATCAAGCAGGGCAGCGAGAGTAAGGACTGGGGAGAGGATTATGATGCCATCTGGAATCAGTTCCACGCAGCTAATGAAGAAGCCATGAAAAGATACGATGTTCTGCTTCGCCAAGGTGTAGCTCCTGAGCAAGCTCGTGCCATCCTGCCACAGTCCATGTACACCACCTGTGTGGTCACAGGAACGCTTCTAGGCTGGCATCACCTCTGGAAGCTCAGGACCGAAGAGCACACGCAGCTAGAGACGCAGGAGTACGCTCAAGAGATTGGTTTCCTGATGCAGGAGATGTTCCCTCACAGTTGGAAAGCATTATGCGAACACTCGTAATTGGAGACCTACACTTCGAGGATAAGCCTCGTGGTATGCTGCAAGCACAGTTTAATGCTGTGATGCAAATTTGCAAAGATCGCTGCGGAGATTGTGACAAGCTAGTATTCCTGGGGGATCTGATGATGCACAGGAGTCCAAAGCCCACTGTCCTGCTTGCTTTGAAAGAGTTGATGACCGACATCTCTTACTTGGGATATAAGATTCATATTGTTCGGGGTAACCATGATAGCGTGACAAAGGCAGATGATGGTGTTACTGCACTGTCGCTGCTCAAAGATAAAAATATTCGTGTGTATACAGAGTATCATGAAGATCACAAAAACAAATGGGTATTCATCCCGCACTATGAAGACGAAGAAAGAATCAAAGAATATCTTGCTAATGTTCCCGAAGGCTATGTTGTTTTCGGCCACTTTGGTTATCATGGCGTTCTTAATTCTGCTGGAGACGCTGATTTTGAGTTGTCTGTATCCGATTTCAAGAATCCGACAATCCTTGGGCACATTCACAAAGCAGGTAGGAACGGGAATGTTTCAGTCCTTGGAACCCCCTACACCACTAACTTCGGAGAAGCAGGGAAAGACTGCTACTACGGAGTCCTCTCTGATACTAGACTAGAAAAAGTATCATGTGAATATGGACCAAGACATTTGGTGATAGACTATGACAAGGTAGAGGACAACCTAGAGTGGTTGAACTCTGGTGACTACAATATGATTCGTGTGAATGTAGGAACCTTGGACGATGGTATTAAAAACATCGCTGAACTAACTCAGAGCATCAAAGCCCCTGTCGTTGAGGTCAAGTACAAACCTTTGCTGGATGATAAGGAAGTTTTTGTTCCTGATGAGCGATCTGTCTCCTCTGTAATGAGTGATGATTTAATTGAACACTATATAAATTCTAGCAACACCAAGATAAACAAAGGGGATTTGCTAGATGGGCTGAAACTGATTAATGAAAATCAACAAAGTAGAAATCGCTAACTTCTATTCCATCAAAGATGTTACGCTCTCGCTAGATAAACACAAAGGTATTGTCCTGATCGAGGGCAAGAACAAAGATACTGGTGGATCGAACGGCTCAGGCAAGAGTGCTTTGATTGAAGCTGTTGTGTGGGGCCTCTTCGGTAGGACTATTCGTAAGTCTACCGAAGAGGCCCTAGTAAACAATCAGGCTAAGAAAGGTTGCCGTGTTCGTATTACAATCAATGATGATTATGTCATCGAGCGTGGCAAGAAACCTGTGTTCCTCAAGTTCTTTCACAAGAACAAGGAGCTTACCAGGGACAACGCCACAAACACTCAGGCGCTGATTGAGGAGACCCTCCACACAAACTACAAGGTATTTTTAGCCTCGACAGTGTTCGGTCAGCAGAACAATATTGAGTTCATCAATGCTACGCCAGATGATAAGCGCACAATCATTAAGAACTTTCTGAATCTTGATGAGCTATTTTCTTTGCGAGATACTGTAAAAAAACTTAAGTCTGATTTTAACTCTGAAATCAAAAAGCAAAGCACACTGATCTCTCAATGCGAAAAAACTATATCAAAATTTGATAAAGAACTTGAGTCTCTTGCCTCACTTAAGAAGCAGATTGAGAAGACAAATGTTTCTAAGGCTCTAGAATGCGAGTTGCAAGATATCCTGAAGATAGAATCTAATAATCAGTCAAAACAGTATGAGATTGCGAACATAAACAAGCAGCTAGAGACACTACATACTAGACACAAACAGATTAATAAGAGCTTAGAAAATCCAAATGCGACTATACAATGCAAGTCTTGTGGGCAGCCATTGCCCAATAACATACACCCAAAGCGTCTCATGCTGGAACTCTCTGATGTCCAATCGGAAATTAAGGAGAAAGAGAAAGAGGTACGCACAATCTCAGAAAGCATCGAGACCCCTCCGATCTCTTCGTTCGATTACTATAAAGTTCACGAATACCGAACCCTCAAAAAGGAGACGGAGACTTATCAGAGTCTGAAGAAAGATACTATAGTTGAGCTTCAGCAACATCATGATGAGAAGGCTCATTATATGAGTCAGTATGACATCATGAAGTTTTGGGAAAAAGCTTTCTCTGAATCTGGCATTGTAAAGTATATCATTAGGAATGTGTTGAAGTATTTCAACTCAAAGGTGAACTTTTATCTGGCACATCTCTCCCAGGGAAAGTTCTTCATTACTTTCGATGAAGAGTTGAAAGAAACTATCACACATAACGAGAGAGACATAGCATACATCTCTCTGTCAGGTGGAGAGAAAAAGAAAATTAGCCTTGCCGTAATGCTTGGATTGCAGGAGCTACTCAAGATGTCTAACAATCAAAAGACAAATCTTATGTTTTTTGATGAAGTTGCCGAGAATCTTGACCAAGAAGGTCTCGAAGGTCTCTACATACTACTATCCGAACTAAAGAAAGACAAGAGTTTGTTCGTAATTACGCACAATAATTATCTTAAATCTTTAATGGATAACAGCAAGAGCCTCACTATGATTAAGGCGAACGGCATCTCTACACTCAAAGGAAAATAATATGGCAAATGCAAACCTAGAAGGTCTTGGACAAGAAATTTTTGAAACCCGATACGCTTACCCAGGCGAAACCAAATGGGCAGAAAGAGCTAAAGTAGTCGCTAAGACTATGGCTTCGGCTGAGAACGATGAAGACAAGGAAAAGGTCGAGAAGCTCTTCTATGATTCAATTGGGTCTGGAGATCTTATTCCTGGTGGCCGTATTATTTATGGTGCTGGTCGTAATCGTGGCCGACACAATCTTCTCAATTGTTATGTCATTATTCCAGAGGATAATGTAGACAGCATTGGCAAGACGGTCATGGATATGTATCGTATCTCCTGTGCTGGCGGTGGTGTTGGTTTCAATGTGTCCAAGATTCGACCCAAAGGTGACCACATTGGCAGCGTCAAGAACTCTGCCCCAGGTGCCGTTTCTGTCCTCAAGATGATCAACGAGGTTGGTGAGCATGTGCGTGCTGGTAAAAACCGTCGCACTGCTCTCATGGGTATCCTAAATGTTACTCACCCTGATCTCCTTGAGTTCCTTTCTGTAAAGCTTGATCACGGCCAGCTAAACAACTTTAACATCTCTGTTGCTATTACTAACAGATTCCTTGAGGCTGTCGAGCTAAACGAGCCTTGGTATTTCACCTTTGGTAACAAAGAGTATCACTCCTATGATATCTCGCGTAATGGAGATGAGGTTATTAGTGTCCTGGGTCTTGACGAAGAGGATGCAATCACCCGCGCAGAAAACTTCCACAAGGTAAAGTGGACTGACACCTTCGAGATGATTGGTCAGCGCGATATGAAAGCTCGCGAGCTTTGGGATCTCATTTGGAAGAACTCTGTGGAATCTGGTGATCCTGGTATCTACAACATTGATCTAGCCAACAGCTACACCAATGTCTCCTATTTTGAGAACCTTGACAGCACTAACCCTTGTGGTGAGATCTCTCTCCCCTCTTACGGTAACTGCTGCCTCGCTAACATCAACCTGAACAATATGGTTCTTGATAACGGTTCTGATCTGGATTGGAAGCGTCTTGCCAAGACTGTTCGAACTGGTATTAGATTCCTGGACAATGTTCTTACCGTTAACACTTTCCCAACTGAGGAGTGCAAGACTGTTGGCGAGCGTTCGCGCAGGATTGGTCTAGGCGTCACAGGGCTGCACTACATGCTTATCAAGCTCAACATCAAGTACGGCAGCGAGAAGTGCCTAGAGTTCCTTGAGAGGCTGT